ATCAAGGAGATAATATTAGTGATATACCACAAGCATTTGATGTTCCAAACATATTAAAAGATGAAGAATATTTGGGATTCTTTTCTCCTCAAAAAATATCTTTAGGATTGGCTGGTGGTTATATTATAGATGCATCTGGAAAATTGATTCCAGTTGGTTTTGGAAATATTAGTTTAGCTACAGCCCCACAACATCTTTCAATAGGGTCAATATATGATGGAGGATTTGATGATATACCACCAGAATTAAAAGATCCCGGCGATGTGCCAGATGGAAATGTTTTAAAAGTAGAAGTAGGCGGTCTTGATTATGCTGTTGCAATGGTAGAATATCTAAGAGGCCATTGTCCGCAATATACGGACAAAGAATTTCCACCCTCTGTTGGGGGGGATTGTAATGGCGATAATTTTTATGTAAATTCACCATTCAGTTATTGTGCTCCAAATTATCCTTTTGGATTTATTGAAGATGGTAGCAGCGAAGGAAGCGGATCTGGTTTGGAGCCAGTCGGACCACGCGCATTTGAAACTAGACCGAGTAATGCTTTTAGATTAGTTGCGTGGGGAAGCCCGATTGGCGTATTTTCTTTGGCTTCTACGCAAGTTTCCGTTTCCGATTCGCCAGACTATTGCCAGGATATAAATCCAGATGATAAAATTTATCCCGGAACAAATGCATGGAATATATGGACAGATTTTTCTGTAGGCATTAAACATACAGTTGCAATAGATGATTATGGAGGACTTTTTGCAACTCCATTAAGTGATAACACTTACAATCAATCAAGTAAAGGTATGGGGCAAAGTGAACTTATTCCTGTTGAAAATTTTAATGGTCCTCCTGTTAATTGGAACGGAAGAATTAATTATTTCCCACACATTCCAAGACCGGGTTATGTAAAAGAAGAAGAGTGGAATCAACAATTTTACTACAATGTAACTTTACCAAATAGTTGTTATAGATTATGTGCATCAAGATGCCCGTATCTTTTAAATGATAATGGTATTTTAATTTCTTGTAGAAAATGTGGAGGAGAACAGTCTGGACCCGGCGGGGATGGCGGCGGCGTAAATTCTGAATGCGCTGATTGTGATTTTACATTTAAGATAAAGGGAGCTTTGCATTTTGGTCAAGGAACCCCGGAGGCAAAGGAAAATTGCCCAGATTCTCCTACTGGATGTACTTTAGAGGGATGTTACACTTTTAACGAACTAAACACACCTTCAAATGCTAGAGAAATTAATTACGATCTTACACCACTTCTTCTTGGAAAATTTACAAATTGGAAAAACCATACAGATCCCGGTGAAGCATTTCAAGAAAGAATGGAAACTTTTGAACCAGATCCCAGATTTCAGCCAGCTTATACTAAAGTTGCGGCTGGCCATTACAACACTTTATGTGTTACAAATGAAAATAGAGTAGAAATATATGGAACATATGGTTTAATTGATCAGAACGGAGAAATGTTACCGGGTACAACATTTGATGTATTTGTACCAAATGAAATAAAAGCGTTAGCTGGAAGATGGAATGTTACATATGGTGATTGTGAAATATTTTGCAAAGGAGCAACACACAGTCCAATCATAGATGCAACTTATACAAATCCATCTTTTGGAAATAATATAGAAGAAATAAAAAGTTCTTGTGATTATAGCGTTTGTATTACCGAAGATAAATCCATACACATTTGGGGCGATGCTAGCATGGTTCCCGATGCTTTTAATATAGAAACATATAAACGGGGAAAAAAAGCATATAAACGATTAAGACTTCCAAACGCAATTGAAATTGTTTCTTTTGCAGTGGGCGCAAACTCTTTTTATGTGCATTATCGTCAGCAAATAGCAATAGGACAAAATACATACAATTCGTATAGAACTTATTCATACACAAGATATGGAATTGAAGATTTCGGAACCGAAGTTCCTGCACACCTATTCTCAGCAGTTATGCAAGATATTGGAGCGGGCTATGCACACGCAATGGCATTGGTGTCTACTGGACTAGAAGCAAAAACTTGGAAAGCTGGGGATTTTGCAGAAGATACTTTAAAATATCAATTTGCAAATTTTGAAAGTTTACCATTCTATTTTAGAAGACAAGCCTTCTTTCATGCTGTTCCTGGCTCTTGGGATTATTCTAAATTTTTATATGGTGGGGTATGCTGCAGAACACTAGAAGGGGGAGATTTTTCAAATAATCCTGATAATTTAACACAAAGAAACCCTGTTACAGTAGCAGATAGATGTTCTGCTTTGGCGTATAATATTTATAGAGCAGATGAAGAAAACCAAGGATTCGATCCAAGATTTTCATTCAGTGGACATCCGGAATTATTTTGGATGCGGCCTGATTGGAGAAGATTTACTTACCAATCATCAACAGTTCAAAATGAAGTTAGCATTAAGGGTTCTGAAATTTCATGCGTTCCAGATGCAGGAATAAATGTTCCTGCCCAACAAGGAGGAATTGGAGCTATATCATTTTATCAGAGATCCTGTTTAGGGGATTATGGAGATTGTTGGGGGGAAGGAAGACCACAGGCAGATAGACCCCCGCCATCAGAAATAAGAAGTATACCTTCTTGTGTTCCTTCTGGGAACTGTGGGACAAGTAGGTGGAACAATCCTGCTGCATTGCCAGGAAATGCTATACAGACCGCTATACCAGTGCCTGTAAAAGTTAGTTTCAGATCTACAAAAGATGTTCTTCAGGCATCATTTGTAAGATTTGATGCTCCATCAAGAGGATGTATGAGAGAAGTCGCAAGAAGTCTTTCGTATTTTAAATATGCAGAAAGACATTATTATTTTGGTTACGATGATACTACAGGGGTATATGGAATTTATAATAATCCAGATTTCTTGAGAGAAATAGCTCCTTTAGTTTATAACCCAGAAAAGGATTATGTTTGTGTCGATGCCGATGGTGATGGTATCTTTCAAAGATTTCCTTTAGTAGGGGAAGGCGAAGAAGATCCATGTCTGGGCTTTACTGCTCCATATCCAGTTGGCTGCACACTATGTGGATTTGGAGGCGGAAACGGACCAAACGGGGAAGGGTTGTGCGGTTCCAGTGCTTATTTAAGTTTATTCAATTATGCATTAAGTGGTCCAAATTATGGGTCCGAAAATGCTGTTGAATGGCCAATATTTTCAATAACAGATCCTGGGTTAGTTGCAATGGATCTAAAATTTCAAAGTCAAATTTGTGATGTAGAAGACGGGCCCCAAGGATGTTCTCTTTGCGGTGGAGGGGCGGGTGGACCAAATAGAAATCCACTTTCAGCTGTAGTAGGGTATGGTGCAGTGGCATTCGTTGCATGTGGTTTTGAGTGCGGTCCCATAGTAAATGAACAATCAGGCGAGATTGTAGATGGTTATTGTGTAGTGAGGGGGGGCGAAAAAATTAAACCAGGAGGTGCAATATATTATAATAGAGGATTTAAAGCAATTTCGCCCAGCCGTGCATTGCTGTGGGGAGTAGATCAACAAATTAGTTATACGATTCCTCCGGAAAATGATACAAATTATCAAAACACTAAAAAAACTTTTATAGATGTTTTAAATGATAGCGAGTATACGCATAAAACGGAACCTTGGTTTTTTTCCAATTCTCCAAAATGGAAACCAATGTTTTATTATAGTCCTTTGATTGAAGGCTCTAGCAACACGAATGATCCGGAAGTCATTGCATTGTCGAAATATAATTTATTGAAGTGTTCACAAGACGGCCCACAAGATGCTATAAAATGTTTAAGCAATGCTATAGATGCAAATGCTGACTGTGGTGGCTGTGATATCACTAGTGGTGACCCATTTTTAGAAGATGGAGTTTTTGTAGAAGAAATTGAATTCGATACATTAGAAAATCCAATTAGAGAACATATTTTAGGCAAATTTACATCTAATACGGAATTAGGAGTTAGACAAATATCAAAGGGAGTATTCAAATATGAAATTTCTGCTACTAAAAAAAATCCCGATTTAAATGTAAAATTTGGTGCCAGACTTTATAAAGTGGATCAATTTGGAACTGAAACTTTGTTATTAAATGATTCTGATTATTCGCCATCTGTTGATAGAGAATTTATACAATCTGTAATAGAAGACCCGGGCGATCCCAATTCAGAACCACCCATACCACCAACAGTAACAATCCAAGAAACCCCCACTTTTGGTCGTTATATTTTTAATCAATATGTTACAATGCCAATAGAAGTTAATGAAACTGATAAATTGAGATTTGAATTATACGCAAAGGTATTTGAATTGGGAGATACGGTAGAAGGTGGATCAAATAGATTACTTGTAAGATACGGTACTGTAACGGATGTTCCGGAGGCATTAGGAGACGAAGCCAGATACGTGGTTGGGGATGAAGTATCTTTTGTTGAATATAGTAAATTTTCAATAGTATTGGAAAATCCTCCCTGCTTTGGTGGTGGGGATGATACTCCAAATGCTCCACCAAGCAATGTAAAAAAGGTAGTAACCGACCAAGGACAAGTAGTATATCAGGCTGGAAATATAACATGTCTTATATTGGATTGTTGTGGTGCGTAAATTTAAAATAAATAAAATAGGTGACATATGAAACATATTAATGATATACCAATGATGTTTAATACAACTGGTTCAACATCAACATCAAAATCCGAAAACCATTTTTTAAAAATTGGAAAACAAGACCAATTAATTTTAAATACTTTGGATTATGGAATTTATAATAAAATTTTAAAATTTAATTTAAATATAAATTTTAATAAATTGTTAATGCTAAAGTTAAATAAAATAGGTTCGGGTGATATAATTGATTTTATTACCAGATATACTGGATTAAAAAAATTAATAGTATGGATAACAAATGGAAATTGCGGGTGTGAAGCTCGTAGAGTAAAGTTTAATTCGTTGTTTAGTTTTTATTGGCCATCTATAAAATTCAGAAAAGTTTATATAGAAGATTTGCATTCTTTGAAATATAAAGATATAAAAAATTATAAAAAATATTTATCAAGAAAAGCGCAAGAAATGGATTTACCTAATATAAATCTTGATCCAGCTGATATTTTAAATTTACCAAAAGTACCGGATAAACCAAAACAACCAGAAACACCAGTTAACAAAACGCCAACCAAACCATTAACAGAACCAAAAATAAAAAAGTCTTGTGGTTGTTCAAAAAGAAAACTAAATACTTGATAATCTTTAAAAAGGAGATATATTTTAATTATGAAAACAGGTTTATTAAAATTTAAATACGGCGAAGAAATTATTTGTGAATACGAAAAAAAGGAAACCCATACACATATTAAAAATATGACTGCTATGATTGCTGTAGAAAATCATAATTGGCAACTGGTAACTTGGCTTCCTTACGCAAAGATTAGAGAAGGCATAGACATACCAAATTCTGAAATTTTATTTTTAAGTGATTTGAGTGAAGACATGGAAGAATATTATATTAAATGGAAAGAAGCTTTGGAAAAAAAGAGAGAAATAAGTTTTAAGTAAAATATTTTCTCTAAATATTTTTATAATGTTTAGAGGAAAATATAAAAAATTAGACGCATCGGGCCTAAAAAAACAGTATCTCGCAGGAGATACTGTTTTATTTGAAGGAAATATTTACAAGGCAATAAAACAAACTGAACTTTCTCCCTTTAGAGATAAACAAAGTTGGCAATTGACAGGTTCAAATGTGATATATTCTTCGAATACCCCTCCTATATCGCCTACAACGGGACAATATTGGGAAAAAGATGGAAAGGTTTATGTCTACCACTATGATGGCAATAATTATTCTTGGGCAGAGTTTTGAATAACTATTTTTAAAATATTAACAACTTTTTTTTCCACTTTTAAATATATTACTTTAGGTGCGCTCAATTCTTTGATGTATATAAAAGAGCAACCATCGAAGCCGGGAACACCATTTAAAAAGAAGTATTCTGTCAGAGGGAGCGAACATTCATAGTCCAAATAAGGTGAAATTTTAGAAGAAACTAAAGAAGAATCCGATAAATCAAATTTTAAAATTGTGCTAATCCCAACACTATTGTAATAAACTTCTGATGTATTAGAGCCATCAACTAGGGTAACAGTAGCAAGCGATGTTGTAGATACTCCTTCTACTCCAGTACCAACAAAAACTCTTATTGTTTCTAACTTTATGTTGGAATAGTGATCGATGCTTAAAGAAAGACCGTTGTACGCATATGGATTAAAAAGATTTTCCGTATTGTTTATTCTCGCTGCACCATACCAATTAAAAGTGTGGGTCGGGTCATTTAATTCTCTGCAATATTTTTGATAATAATTTTGATTGTTGTATATATCAATTATAGCTCCGGAAGAATTTAACTTGTTTATAATTCCATTTTGAATTTTAGACGTTGTTAAGGTAGTTAAATCCGGAACCCCACGCATATAAATGTTTATGTTGCTAGGGACAAAATATAAATTTTCATTTAAAATTGTTTCGCTTGGGTCTATGTAAATTATTTCTGAATTATCATTTAATTTTATTGAAGACTTTATTTTTAATCTTCCGGAATTTAAAGATGCGCTTGATACTTCTAAAAATTCTTCAAATCCATAATCGCTACCATATACTCCCAAAAAATTTAAATTTAATGGATCTTCTTTATTTAACTTTGCTTGAAAATATTGTGCTGTCACTCCACTAATTGCTGTTAAAACTGGCGGAGAACTAAAATTATAACTTTGATAAAAACCATCGGTAATAGAAGTAGAAAAAGTTACTCCTATTGCATCTATATAAGTATTGTAATTTCCCGTAACTCCATTTAAAGTATAAATTCCTGCAAAAGATTTTTGTTCTCCGGTTTCTTCTATGTAATAAGTTCCTCCTCCAATTGCGAATGTATTTCCAATTGAAAGATTTCCAAAAAATTGTTTTAAAAACTTTAAATCAGAAGAATTGGAAGAAGAAGAATAATCTATAAAAAAACTAGAACCAGATTTTAAAATATTTGGGCTTGTTTCCAATAAGCCTTTGGTAAAACAGGGATCTAATGTAGCTCCAGTAAAATTTGTGGCAAATAAACTTATATTTTTAACAACAGTTAAAGATTTATTTGTATCTGTCATATTATGAAGCGAAATAACTTATTGATTGTGTCGAGGTTTTAGCTCTCACGTAAACAACGTTCAAATTGCCTACGTTTAAAAACAGCTGTTCGCCGGGATCTAGATTATATCCCAAATTTGTTGCTAGATTGCTGTCTCCTACGTATATTATATCTGTGTTTGAGGAAGATGCCTTCAAATTTATTCCGGCATAGCAAGTAAACCCGCTATTCAATTGAACAGATGCGGTAGTTAGGGTTCTTATTCCTGCGGTAACTCCGCTAGGTCTTACCAAGCCAAATACAGATAAAGCATCATAAATGTCATCTACTTTTGCATAAATTGCAGTAATTCCATTTACGATATTTGTATCGTTAATCGCAGCAGTTCCAGATACAGCAACGGTGAACGGATAAGCTCCGGTAAATCCTTGAACTCTAAGAGACCCCGTAGCTCCAGAATTTTCAACTGCAATTGTTGGATTAATGTATGCAGTGACCGTGATATCTTGTACTGACACTCTGAGAGCATTTCCCGAAACCCCCAAAGCGGCTCCGCCCGAGCCAACCAAGGTTGCTGGTATCCAAGTATTACCGCCAAACCCATATACAGCCATACTGTCTCTCGTATAGCTTCTAGCAATGCCTCCTGTGATCGCTAGGGGAGCTCCGCTGACTCCTTGTACGCTTACGGTGCCTTGGACGAATACTGCATCTCCTGCGCTGTTTCCCACAACAATAACTGGATCCGTAAAATTTACAATATTCGCAGTCACGCCAGTTGATAGGATGACCGGGAGTGGGGTCGATGAAGAAACCAAAGAGGCACTTGAGGTATTGCCGTAGGCAACTTTAAATACCTGATACTGTGCTCCGCCGATCTCGTTGGTGGCGATGTTTGCCGTATTGCCCGATGCTACATTAATTACAATGTTACTTGCCATTTTTTCTCCAAGTCTATGATATTTAGGCTTAACTAACTATTGATAAATTTTTAAAATATGCTATAATATGACTATGTATTTAGACGATAAAGCCAAAACATCGTTTTCTTCTAAAATTTTAGAAAGAGTTCAAAAAACAAAATTGTCCTATATGGATTGTGTTATTGAATTGGCGGAAGAATTGGGAATTGAACCATCTACTGCTGGCAAACTTCTCACCAAACCAATAATTGAAAAAATTCAAGAGGAAGCAAAAGACAAGCATTTTTTGAAAAAGGGGAAAGCAAAAAAGCTTCCACTTGATGATTGACTGTCTGGGATAAATATGTTAGAATATAACCATCAGGGTAGGTCCCTGATATAACAAGGTCTGGGTAGGCCCCAGAGAAAGAAAGGTAAAAATGAGTTCATTTTCAGATTTTAAGAAGCGTAGCAAGAATTCGGTTCAGGACCTCAGCAAGAAGCTGGAGAGTCTCAACAGCAAGGAAAGCTACAAGGATGAGCGGTTCTGGAAGCCGTCTCTGGACGCATCCAAGAACGGGTATGCCGTAATCCGTTTCCTGCCAGCAGTGGAGGGAGAGGATGTTCCTTTCATCAAGTTCTATACACACGCCTTCCGTGGCAAGGGTGGTTGGTTCATCGAGAACTGCCGCACTACTCTTGGAGAGAAGTGCCCGGTCTGCGAAGCCAATACTGAGCTTTGGAACAGCGGGCTTGAGGAGGACAAGGATATTGCCAGAAATCGTAAGCGCAAGCTTAACTACATCAGCAACATTTTGGTGATCAGCGATCCTTCCAACCCGGATAACGAGGGTAAGGTTTTCTTGTTCAAGTATGGAACCAAGATTTTTGAGAAGGTTCAGGCGCTAATGAGTCCTGAGTTCAAGGACGAGACCCCGGTTGATCCTTTCAACTTCTGGGAAGGCGCCGACTTCAAGCTCAAGATTCGCAATGTCGGTGGTTATGTAAACTACGACAGAAGCGAGTTTTCGGCTCCGGCTCCTCTGTTTGGAGGAGATGACAAGAAGCTTGAGTTGCTTTGGAAAAAGCAGTATCCTCTTGGAGAGTTCCTTAGTCCCGCCACGTTCAAGTCTTACGAGGAGCTCAAGGAGCGCTTCAAGAAGACTGTTGGTGAGGATATTCGCGAGCAGTTTGACGAAAACTCCGAGAGAACCGTAGAGGACGACTCAACGGTGGAGCAGGTTCCATCGGAAGATGTGGACACTCTGGATTACTTTAAGTCTCTTAAAAATAAACAGGACTGAAAAAACCCCCCGAAAGGGGGGTTTTTTATTTTCTCCAATGTGGAGTGTCAGTTATCTGATTGGCAGTTAAATTAAATAAAGATTGTGTAGTTGGTACAGTATAGTGGGGGTCATCAAAATCTCTTTTTTTATTCATTGAAGCTGTAAATTTTAATGAACTTTCTATTTGTTTAAAAGCAGGCTCAAGCATTTCTATTGTTTTCATAGAAATTTTTTTGTCGGTTGCTTTTTCTACCTGATTTTGAAGTTTTGATAATTGATTATTTTTTTCTGTCAACGCAGCTCCATTTAGTTTGTTTGGATTTTCCTGTAAAGAAGGAGCTTTAGGTGGATTTATTTTTGTTTGTGCATTTGTATCGACCACCACATTGCTTGAATTTTTTGCTGCATTTGCATTAAAATTTGTAGTTAAAGTTGGCGCAATGACCGGAGAAATTTCAGGGGATATAGGCTTACTTTCCATTATGGAAGGAGTCTGCACGGCTTCTACTGATGTTGGTATTCTTAATAATTCTGGGGCTTCCAATTTAGGAGCTTTATTTTCCGAGACTTCTGTTTTCATTGGGGTAGCAGAGACATTGATTGTCTCTGCTGGATTATTATCTAATCCTAAAATTGAATTTTTGTTTGAGTTTTCCATTAGTATCTACTCTGCATTATTTGCTGCTGTTTTTCGGTTGTTTCTTGCTCTATATGATCATTTAACATGTTAATATAAATTTCGTATTCCCAAGGATACATGTTTTCTATTTCTGTCACGGAAAGTCTTTGGGTATTCGTAAGTAAAAATAAAATTTTGTAATAATCTACTAAATTAAAATAATTCACACTTAGATAAAAAAACGCAAAAAACCCTCGATTTCCACTTTTTCTCCATTTATTTCATTTACATAATACAGGCTTGGAGAAGAATTTAAAAATGTTTTTAAAAGTTTTTCGTCTTTTATTGATATCTCATTTACTATTTGTTGTATTTCCTCTACTTTCAGGACTTTTAAATCGTATTTATTCCCATTGATTATCAAAGATTTTATTGATTTTTTTATCAATTCATTTTCGTTTATGGTACTAATATCAAAATAATCTTTAGCCTTTAATTGTTCTGCTTCTATGATTATGCCATTGCTTAAAGATATTTGTTCCTCAAGTAATCCGTTTTTCAATGTTATTTCGTTGATATTCACAGAAAACGATATATTTTTTTCCCCTAGAAGATTTAACTTAATTTGTTCTTCTACGCTTTTTGATCTAAGTTGAAGAAATAAAAACTCTAGATCCGGAATGTAAAGATTTTCTGGATCTTTAATATTTGAACAGTTTTTTAAAATTTGACAAATATTTTTTACTATTTGTCCTACGTTATTTTCTTGTGAAATTATAGATATTAATTTTTGATCTTTTATTTTAAAAGGACTGAAACTAATTTCTTTGCCAGAAACTGGAAGTTTCGTGGAATACTGAGGTTGAATTTGATTTATTTGATTTAAAATTTCTTGTAACATTTTAATTTGTCGCTAATTTAAAATTATATTCCCTGAATGCAAATCTTACAATTATTTTTAGGTATTCGTTATTTGATGTAGCAGATAATTGAATTGGGGCTATTTCAACCGGATATGTTTCTTGAAAGGTATAAGTTCCTGTAATTGTTCCGTTTAAATCTAAAATGTCTACTTTTATAGAACTGTTTTCTGCATAATTTCTATAAAAGTCACTTACCCAAACCTTTATGTTTCCATCATTTTGGTAATATATACTTTTCATCCAATCATTTACATTTTCTAAAAGTTTTAAATTTCCAAACACGGGAAAGGTAATCAAAACTCCATCTCTGTATGCCAATCCTCTTGCTACGGTTCTTCCTAATCCAGGGCCCGCTAAAGCATCTGCTTGAGTTGTCATAGTTATGACAGGAAGAAGAATGTTTTCCGCAATGTAAGAATTGGGAGTACCTTCCGATCCAATAGATTCTCCGATTGGAAAATACTTTGAGTTTTTTATTGTTACCAAAAATCTATTTGATCTTTGGAGACCCCCGTTATTTGCTATTCTGTTTTTTAATGCACCAATTGAAATGTCAGCCATTGAATATGTCCTTTTCTGTTAAAATTTTAAATTCCATTCCGTGTTTGATGCAAAAATTTTTTGCGGCTTGCCATTTGGCTGAGTTTATTAGAAATAAAATTTTTTCTTTTTTTGATGCAGATTCTTTTAAATTTACTTGTTTGTTTGGCTTTACTTCAATCAATATACTTTTTTTTTCTTGATTTTTTTCTAATTGAATTAAAAAGTCCGGTATGTATCTATGCACTTTCTTATCAATCGGATGCACGTATGGAATTTCTATTTCTTCAAATGACCACTTTTTAACTGATGTGTTTTCATCCAAAAACTTGCAAACTCTTCTTTCCCATAGAGATCGGCATAAAAGTTCAGTTTTTGAGCCCACATACTTATTTGGATTTTTTGGGGTAAATCTGGTTTTATAGGCCATTTGCAAAAATATTTAGGTAATTTTCTTCCTAAATAATTTTATAAAATGCCAATAGAATTAGCATATCCTTTAGTATACAATGAAGAAGTGCCGTTTGCTGTAATTTTTTCTTGTGCTCCATATTCCGTATTGGCAGCGGATAGAACTAGATCTGGCATAGCAGATAGAAGAGTATTAGCAATATCATTGCCATTTAATAGCGAACCAAAAATGTCATTAGAACATACTTTTGCGGAGGGAACTAATCCAGTGGGCCCGGTTCTTAGTTTGGCAGGATTAAAAAACACTGCCGGTGGTTATGATGCTTTAATGGAACGACTGGCTGCTCCTGCTGCAGCTTTTTACGAGGCTACTTTTACAACGGATACATATAGAAGATTTAGCAACGTGACCGAAGCAACAATGACCAGCGAAGCTCGTAGGGCATTTTCTTTTAAATTTTTGTTTGTACCAAAAAGCGCCGATGAATCTGAAGTAGTAGATGCTATAGTAAATAATTTTAAAAATTTTTCATACCCCCAAAAAATTGAAGATCTACCGGAAAGAACTCTTCCTCAAAATTTATGGACTATAGAGGGATTTTCTACCGTAGCCGATACAGAATATCTCACAAACAGTTGGCTAGGAAATCCGCTTCCTTGTGTATTAAAATCAATGGAAGTGGACAAAGGCGATCCAAGTGATCCGGTTTTAAAAGTTTTGCCTAATACAAGAGCACTGACAACACTCTTGCAGCTTACATTTATAGAATTTGAAACGGGAACACACGATCTACTTAATAATGTTCTTTTATCTAAATCAGAAATAGCGGCGGGGAAATAATAATGCAATATTTTAGTAATTTTCCAAAAGTGAATGAAACAATAAATGGAAAGTCAAAAAATTTAGTTAATATTTTATGCGCCCCGGATATATTTCCCGAAGAAAGCGAGACGGCTTTTACTTCAAATGAAGTTGCTATTGGAGTGGGAGATTTGGCTCATAGTATTTATGAAGATGCCAATAATTTTTGGGCTATAATGTATGCCAATGATTCGATAAATCCTTGGACAATTGGGTTGGAAGATGAAAGCGAGTTTAAACAAAACAATGCAAATTATTTTGGATATTTTGCAAAATACACAACCGCTCCTAAGCTAGATCCAAATTGTTATGTTGAATTTAAATCAGGAGATATAATTGTACCAGTCGTGAACGGGCTTGGATATACCGCTGCGCAGGATGTATTTGCCGATTACAATTTACTGGGAACTAGTTCTTCAGCTTTTCCTGCTTGGGTAGTTGATAACTTTTTTGAGGACACGAAAAAAGCAAAAATAACACCGGTAATTAACATTGGAGGAACTGCGAGTACGGATGAATATCCTCCGGTTGGCAGCGGTTTTTTTGTGCTAAGAAAAGGAAATACTGGATATTATCCTATAGAAAATAGCTACAATCCTACCCAAAGAACAGTAGATGGGTTAACTTCTTATCAATACACAAAATCCCCGGCTACTTTTCAAAAAATAAATGAACCAAGTAAAGTATTGTCTCCCGCGACTATTATAGCCAGAACCGTAGGAAATTTGGATACTTTGCTTACAGTGGCGTCCGCAAATGCGCCATTAAGTGCGGGGCTTTCTGCTTATACCGAATATAATATCACTACTACAGATTTGGCATTTACAAAACAACAAGCAGCAAAAAGTTCTTTGACATATGTTAAGGAAAATTATTTAAGATTAATATTACAAAGTGTAACATAATATGGCAAATCCAATTTCTACTGTAATTACTTCTATTTTATTGAAATCCGATAGAGATTCCGAATTTGATTTAGAAATTTTTAATAAAAATTCTTTATGTCAATTCGAAAGAATGGAATTGGAAGAAAGCGTAAACAACGTTTTTCCTACTGGCGCTCTTATAATTAGAGACACTAGTGATATAATAACTTATATTTCTCAGAAAAAAATAAAAAGTTTTGAAATCGGATTCGAAAACGGAGAAAGATACAAATGGTACATAACTTCGTTGACGTATGCAAACAACGCTGCATCGGAAATTGACCAAAGCTTTGTTGTAATTTATTTCACAAATTCTATATTTTTTGAATCTCAAAGAGCTTCTTTTTATGATGAAAAAAATATAGTAGTCAATGAGAATGGAGAGGAACAAGTAGGAGAATCAATACCTTTATTTGGAATTCCTTATCCTTTCATGACAACACCTGAGCATATAATAAGAACTTATGGAGAAAGAGCGGTTTTTAGCCCTCAGCTTACTCCGCCCAAAAATTCTAATACTCCTTCCGGGCAGAACATAGGGTGTGGTGTAAATTTATTCATAAAAAATACACAAAAACCCACTAATTATGTTTTGTTCAGACCAAGAATTTCTGACGCACAAAGGTTTGAACAATATCAAACAAATATAATTTCTTATTTAAATTATATTTTTACTTATGCAATAGATCAAGAAGCAAAAAAACCATATTTTATGTTTTGGACGGACTTCGGAAATTGTTTAAATTACAAATATTTTAATTTAACAAAAGATTTAGAATCAGGGGAATTTGGCGTTGATCTTCCGGATACAGATAACGGAAAAATTGAAGTTTTTTCTGTCTACGCTTCTGATAATACAGATCAACAAGTAGAGGTTGAAGGAGAATTAGTTTCTAGTAAAAAAATATATGTTTTAGTTACAAATCCTGCATATTCAATTAATGAAAAAAATTATTACTACTTAAGAAGTTCTCCGATATACTTGGAAAATCAAGCACACGAACTTGCGGGATCTACGAGTAGCGCAGAAAGATTAATGTCTCCATTTTTAAGTGAATCCGCAAACACTACTTTGACGACAGTTACTTCATATACCACTAATGACTCTGGAGAGGATTATTTATTAAGAACATCGAATTTAAAAGATTCAAATTTAGTTCAATTGCAAGATGGCGGCTATTACGGTTATGCAAAAGATTTTACCATGCATAATAATCCAATAACTGTTACAGATGCTGTTGGGTCGTATGAAAATTTGTTGAACTACATGAAGTGTACCCCTTTGGCACTTAGGGATTCATTTGCTCCCAGTGGGGCCCAAACCCCATTATATCCTTTTAATGACAACAAATATATATGGCAGTTTCAATATGATATAACCACTACTCACCCAAATATGGGAACAAGCGGAGGAGGTGGCGTCATTTCAAATGATTTTTATCAAGAAATTAATAGCGTATTACAAACTCCTGTAGAAGGAAATGGATCTGATGTAGGTTCCATGTTAATTGACGGTATTTTAAAAGATGTTGCTTTCAATAAAGTCATGGAGGCAAAGTACACTGCAATGAAAGAACAAGATGAATATGATAATTACAGAAGAGTTCTTTTGGAAAAAGCAGAAAAAGAAAATTTTATTTCCAATGTATTGTGCTGCATGGGACAAGATCTTACTTCTAATAAAGAAGAATGGTTTTTTGCAAAAATAACTGGTTACATCAAAGATTACAGAACAATAGTAGCAGGCAATACTGTGTTGTTACGCAGACAAAATGATACCGCATGGCTTTATTCTTGGGAACGCCTTGAGCCCGGTCCACTATTTTATGGACTAAGCGGAGCAAGCGGGGACGTGATAAGAGCTCAGGCATCATATCATAATATGCTACATGGATGGACTACAAATCCTTGTTATGGCTCTACTGGAGATCCGACTGCAGGGCAAATAGAAAGTTTAGCAAGCGGAAGCGGGTTCATTGGGATGGAAACATGGGCCATAAATTTAAATGAAAGATTAAATGACATCGAAGGATCGACTTTATTCGAAAATTACCTCGGCCCCGGATATAATAAATCAAATTTGACAGACAGTGAATTTAAATATAAACCAATAGGATACAAAGAGCCTAATTATGATGATTCAATCAAAGGAGAGGCCAGTCATCCCGTGAAAATGTACAAAATACCAACTAACACTTTAAGGCAAATGGGAGGGCTTTCTCCTGTGCCATCGTTTGAAGGAATCTACACTTATTACTTTATTGCGGAAAATGCCGTGGATGGGAGCTGCTAATGTCCAAAAAAATTACAATACTGGGAACAAATGTTCTCAAGGTTCAAACTGGAAATGCCGTATCAAATAGATTTGAATATATTTGCGCCAATCCAGAAATAACAAGTGGAAATTTGGAAGCTCCAGGTAGTTTGGATGATTGTTATGCTTTCTTTCCTGAAATTTTAAATATAGCGAAAGCTTTGGGTGTAGGAAATAGTTATAGTGTTCCAGCTTTTTTTGGAATAAGCGGCGCTTCATCTGGTATTTTTCCTTGCGGGCTGTCTGGAAGTTCTGGGATATCCGGAGGAGTTTCCGGTGGAATGCCTTTGATATTCAAGGAACCAGATAAGGAATGTCTAAAAATAGAAGATCTTTTGGGAAAAGAATGGATGGGATGTTTTTGGCCAGATCCTCTTGCAAACTTTAGTTGTGATTGTCCAGTTTATGGGGATATGTATGAAAATTATTTAAAGTATAGATTGGGTTCTGCTACTTTCTGGAATACTCCATTGCAAGTTCCTATATGGAGGCAGGAATTTATAGAGTCGGTAAAAAGTTTAATAGAAATAACAGTAACTGGAAGTCTTTCGTATAGACCGGGAGATATCGTTTATATAAAAATTGACAATTTAACCGGATTGGCCTCAGGAGATCCAGAAATGGAAATGGACAAAAGCGCAAGAACAGGTTTTTATTATATAATGAGAGCAAAAAATGTTATTAAAAATGATGGTGGCCATACAACGATTTTATCGCTTACGCGATTTACAGAGGAAAATTTTTATCCAGATGTAGTGGTTTCTGAGGAATAATCTTATAAATATTCTTGACTATGGAAAAAAAAGATTTTGACATTTTGCTTTCACCAATAAAAACTGCCAATCAAAAAAAGGATATTTCTTTTTTTATCGGAGTTTCATCGGTAGGACAAAAAATTCAAAATTTACTTTATACTGTGAAGGGGAATAGAGCCTTCATGTCAACTTTTGGTACAAATCTCCAAATATCCTTAAGTACATACAATAGCGGAAAAAGAGCAATTCTTCTCAGTTCCTTGAAATCAAGTATAGAAAATAAAATTAAAACATTAAAAAATGTGAATATTTCAATGAAAAATAGTTACGTGGCTTCAAATTATGTTGATGTCAAGGTTGTATTTGATTACATGAGTCAAGATGGATTGAAGAAAAATAACCAAGTTACAGTCTCAATAAATATGAATACATGAGCAATTACGATTATAACAATTTGAATGTTGGAAGTTTGGATTACGCTACCATTAAATCCAACCTGATATCATTCTTTAAAAGATATCCACAACTTGCAAATTTTGATTTTGACAACGAAGCATCTTCTATAAATTTATTTTTAGATATTTTGGCTGCTAATACTGCATATAATGGTTACTATTTACATTCGGTTTTGACCAATTCCTTCCCATCGACGGCCACTTCCAAAAAAGCCATGATGATGAATGCTAGTTTGTACGGAGCATTCATCGAAAATACTATTTCTGCAAGATGTGTGGCTACTTTAAAAAATACAAGCTCTTCTGAAGTTCCTGCTTTGAGCACTTTTACAGGGACAAGAACAAATGGAAGCCCTTGTTTTTTTTATAATACGGAAGCTATTCCCGTTACGGAGGGTGATAACACCGTCGCAGTAGAAATGATTTCGGGTAAAGGGGTATATGGATTTGCTCAATTTGATCCTGAAAAATTATATCTGGAATTGCCTTTAAACTACGATCCTACGGCAATATTGTTCTTGAACAGAGAAGTAGTGGGGTCTACTTATACAGATGTCTCTTGGACCCAAGTAAATAATTTTAGCAATCAAGTTGTTGAGAGTCTTGGAGGAAAAGTATTCACCGTTTTAAACGGAAAAGATGGATACTACGTTACTACAAATATTCCCGGGGCAATAGCTCCTAGCAATTCTGTTACAATAAAAGCAGTAGACTCGGATGGTAGTTTATCAAATTCAGCTACAATACTGAGATCAAGAGATTATTCTGGAGTTACTGTAGTGTCTCATACTACTCCCTCCGGGGGAAGAGACAATGCAACAAAAGATTACATAAAAACCTTTATACCTTACGCATCAAATACAAAAGATCGTTTGGTAACTCAATCTGATTACTTGGATGGGATATATCAATATATATTGAGCAATGGAGTAACTACAATACAAAAAGAAGATATATCTGTCACATCTCCATCGGTAGGACAAATAAAAATTTATGTTAATGGACTTTCTTCTGCTTTGAGAGAAAATTTGATGGTAAATTATTTGGCTACAAGAAAAATGGTTGGAATTTCTCTGACATACGGTCAATAACATGCTAGTATTTTTCAATAATAGTCCCGGAGCATCGACACCAGATTCTGTTGTCACGGGCATAAATCGCATTGTCGAACAAACATTATTGACTCTGCGATCTTTAAATCTTCCGGAAAAAAACTGGGATGGAGACAAAATCCAAGTTAAAAAACAATTGCCTAAATGGGTTCAAAACACTTATGATGAATATCCATCAAGAGCTCCGGTAGTAGATTTTTTTATTAACTATTATCGTTGGATGTTTGATCTTGAAGAGGGATATGGATGTGGATTTTATCTAGAAAATTTAAGAAATTTATCAAATGTTCCTGATAAATTTTTACAAGGATATGCCGATATTTTATTTGCCGGGGAGTTGGATTTGGATGTGTACCCAGAATTAAAAAATAATTTTAGAAAATGTTTATTAACATATCATAGAGATTATGTGAAAATAAAGGGTACGCCCGATGGAATGCGATTTATTTTAAAATCATTATTTGGAGCAACGGTAGCAGAAGTTAGCACTCAATATGCCACTAACATCAAAATAATTACTGATATGGATTCAAATTATCAAAATTTATTTAAGTTAATAGCTTGTCCATTTTCATTTAATGTATCATTTGTTTCACCATGATTAATTTTTTTGAAAAATGCATGAACTTTGCCATGTCTTTGGCATCCAAGGGATTCACTGGGAAAAAAGTTTTGCCAGAGGCAAAAAAACTAAGAGCGTTGTCCTGTTTTGGAAATGAAGATATATCCCCTTGTCCCCATTTACTAAAAAGCAAACATTTTAAAACTCATTATTGCGGTGCCTGTGGATGCGGGGACAAACCCCATACCCAGTTGACAATAGATGGGGAAAAATACGGAAAATTAGATTATCCTTATTTGATTTGTCCATTGAGCATGCCCGGATTTTCCAATTATTCTCCAGCAAGCCCAAAAGAAGTGGCAGAAAACACAAGAAAGTCTCAGATAGAAATTTATGATATTATGAGACTTCAAAATATAAAAGTAACTTCTCCAGAACCAACTGAGGAAGAATATCAAATTTTTCAAAAATTATCAAAATTAGGCAAATCCCCATCAGCCTAAATAATTTTTGAAATGGAACCAACAAACAAAGACGAATTTATAGCCTATTGCAGAAGAGCTTTAGGGGAACCCGTAATTCAGGTAAACGTCGGGGCAACCCAAGCGGACGATCGTCTTACGGACTGCTTAAATTATCTCACAGAAAAACATTTTGATTTCGTTCATAGGGCATTATTTTCTTATCAAATAACACAAAATGACATAACTCGCCAATATATTGATACGGCTACTCTCGGAGATGCTTTAGGTGCAACAGGCGGGTGGCCGAATGGCACCGATATATTGACAATTAGCAAGGTATATCCAATTACCTCGACCGTTGGAGATTACATCTTTGACTTAAGATATCAATTGTCCATGCAGGATTTCTTTGGCATTTTCTTCAACCAAGGAATTGCCCCATACGGAGCTCTTGCAAATTATGAAATGGCAAGAAGCTATTTGTCTACAATTGAGTATACTTTTGCGTATCCTTGCTCTTATACATTCTCAAAGGCAACTCAGCGCCTTTTCTTGGAACTTTCAAAGGACAGATTAAAGGTGGGAAACTATATTTTGCTTGAGGCTTATGTCGGTATCGACGTAGATCAATATCCAAGAATTTGGAGAGATAGAATATTCAAAAGATATTACATTGCCATGTTGAAAAAACAATGGGCTCAGAATTTAATGAAATTTGCAAATGTACCATTGACGGGAGGAGCATCAATAAATGCGCCTGCTCTCATGGCAGATGCTTTAAGGGAAATACAAGAAATAGAAGATAAAATAACTCAAATGTACGAGCCGCCTCCTGACATGCAAATAGGATAAGATGACAACTAATCCATATTTTAATCAAGACGATCCTGGGCAACAAACCCTAATTGAGGATATCACGGTTGAGCTGATTCAAGGAACCGGGAGAGATATAGTATATGTTCCCCGTCAATTCGTCAACATTGATAAAATATTTGGAGAAGACATTGCATCTAATTTCAGTGATTCTTATGTTATAGAAGCTTATGTAGAATCTTTCAGGGGATTTGACGGAACCGATATTGTTAATCAATTCGGCATCGAAGTAAAAGATAAACTTACTTTGGTTATGTCGAAAAGAAGATTTGAGGAGGAAATTACTGCATCAGTTCCTACGATAACAAGGCCAAGAGAAGGGGATTTAATATACTTTCCTTTGTCAAAAAGCCTTTTTGAGATAAACTTCGTAGAGCATGAAAATCCGTTTTATCCAATTGGCAAAAGATATACTTACATGTTGACTTGTGAAATGTTTACATACAGTATGGAGAGAATTGCTACCGGAAACACGGCAATAGACGAAGTATACGATACTTCATACAGAACTTTTTACGACATGCTTCTTCCCGGGCCGAGTGGCGCAACATATTTCCACGAAGGCCAATATGTACAACAAACAGGAGGTTCTGGCGGATTGGGTCTCATATCCAACTGGAATGGAAACGCAAATGTTCTCACCATCAACATTCTTTCCGGAACATTCAGCCCAGCATTCGCTTTCCAAGTTCTGGGAGACACCGGAGGGGTATATCCAACTGTCGGTGCTACTTTCACTTCAATCGTGGCGAATCCCAACAAGTATCCTTCATACGGCACAAGCAAGACCCTCAAAGGAAACAACGAAGACATCGAGCAAGAAAGATTCTCCGACAACGTTGTGTCCTTCGATGAAAACGATCCATTCTCGGAGGGCAACTACTGATGTTTGGATCATATTACTATGGGGAATATTTAAGAAAAGTTGTAATAGGGTTTGGAACTTTATTCAATAATATTTACGTGGAAACTCCCGACAACGGAGTTAACAAGCAAGTTCGTGTTCCATTGACTTATGCCCCGAAAGAAAAATTTATAAGAAGATTGCTTGAAGAGTCTTCTATTTCCACTGATACAAAGGTAGGAATACGATTACCTCAACTAAGCTTTGCGATAAGCCAAGTTGCTGTCGATTCTTCAAGAAGAAGAAACAAGGTCAACAGAGAGATTTATGGAGTAGATGGTTTTTTAGGAAAACAAACTTTTGTAGAAGTTCCAATAAACATAAATTTTAACTTGTTTATGTACACCCGTCACATAAACAATACTTTGCAGATAACTGAACAAATTATTCCATACTTTAATCCAGAGTTTAACATAAAAATAAACTTTGGAAACAATAGAGATGATATTACAATTCCTTTGGTGATGATCAATGGAATAAACATCAATGAAAAATACGATGGAAATTTTGGAGACAGAAGAATAAACATTTCTAGCATTGGTTTTGTCGCAAAAGCGTACATGTTTAGTCCAGCACAGCCAGTCAGTTTAATTCCAATAGTAGAAAATTTTGATTTGGATGTTGATGTTGATGTTGATGTTTTTCCTGAGCCACCGCCTAGTCAGTCTTTCCCCAATCCTCCGAGTGGACTGTCCGTTCTTAGTTTCACAGGAACGGGTGCTACACTTGGATGGACGGACGATGCTGGATCTTTCGGTGAAGATGGCTTCAAGATTTACTACTATGAGGCAGGAAGCGTTCCTCCAGTCGTTTCTGATTTCTTGCTCATCAGCGGAAACACCTACGTACTCGGAGCAACTGCCCCTGCATTGGAAGGCATTGGGAATGTATCTCAATTCATTGGAAGTTTGAACCAAGGAGAAACGTATTCTTTCGTTGTTACTTCTTACATAGATGCAGGAAGTTCCGGATATGCAGGACCAGTAAGCATTTTTACGCCGGGGCCTCCAGCTACTCCAACAGCATTGTTCGTGTCGAGCTTTACTGGCACCGGAGCCACTTTGGGTTGGGTAGATCAAGCATCGGTGCCAACAGAAACCCAATTCAAGATTTATTATTACGAAACCGGAAGTGTTCCTCCAGTTTCATCGGACTTCTTGCTCATCAGCGGAAACACCTACGTACTCGGAGCGACTTATCCGGCTCAGGCTGGAACGGGCAGCGTAACAGGTTTCATAGGGAACCTAAACGACGGGGAAACATATTCGTTCGTAGTTACTTCGTTCAACGCCGTGGGAAGTTCCGGATACGCAGGACCAGTAAGCATCTTTACCCCGGGCCCGCCGGATACTCCAACAGGATTAAGAATCGTAAGCTTCACTGGCACGGGAGCAACTCTGGCTTGGATTGATTCGGAGAGTGCTCCAATTGAAACTGAATTCGTAATTTACGTATACAATCATCTATATTAAAGGCAAAATATGTCACACATCGTAAACTACAATAAAAATACACACGATTTATATTTGTATAACGCAGATCCTATCATAGATCGACAAAATCCTTTGAATAATACTTATGAAATGCCGATAGGATTTAATCCAAATTTTTGGTTAAATCAAGATGAATTTGGCTTTACTGCTTTTAATTTAGATTTTACTGGAGTTGCATTAAGATTTAGAGGTGGGAGTAGATGGCAATCAGAAAATAACGCTCCAAATATTGTGCAATTTCATGGATTATCTGGCTTCGGTTTTGGGCAGAGTAATAATGCAGCATTGATGCTTGATGTATTTAATAATGGTCTTCCTATAGGAAATTTTTCTATAGTTGAAAATTATAATTTTTGGAACAATATAGGAATACCTGCAGTTTTAATTAGCCCACAACATGTTTTAGCCGGTGGGCACATGTTTTTAAGCGAGGCTGCTTTTTCGGTTCCAGAATATGATCCAAATCCTTGGAGAGGAACTACTTTTGCAGAATTTGTATTTTTAGGGACAAATGGAGTAACCTACTCTAGAATTGGTAGATTAAAAATAGCTTTTGGTTCTATGCTTGGGTTCGGACCGCAACCACAACTTGAGGAAACGGTTGAGCCTTTTTATACTTATAATATTTTTCCTGAATTGGGATTAAATGAGGAAAATTTTTCTCTACTGGCAGGAGACATGCATTTAATTGAGTTGGATACTCCTTTTACGGAAGAAGAATTGCAATTTGTTAAAATTTATAAAATAATAAATTATGCATCTTCCCAACTCTCATCTAACAGTAGTTTTACTATAACTTTTAATCCTCAGAGTATAATTACAGTACGAAATGCAAATGGAACTGAAAGTTTTTTTGATGAAAATTTATTTGACACAACTTGGTCTGGTGTTCCTTTTTGGGGATATGAAAATGTAGATGCTACAGGTATTATAAGTAGTCAAGCAAATATTTCTGGTTTTACTCCTGTATATGGAGATAGTTTAGCCGTACTTTTAAAATATCATCCGGGATTACAAGAATTGTGTTTTTATAAATTTATTAATGGAGATGGTCGGTGGACGATATCAAGAGGCTCTAAAAACGATCCAGAAAGTGCCGCATATAAAGAATCCAAAATTTGGAATGCAGTCAAAAATTATATACAGCAAACTTGTGGGTATACCATAACATTAATAGATAACTTTACAGAAACTGATAATATTGAAATTGATGGATTGGTATACACAAAAGGAGTTACGCTTTCTGCAAATGCAGGCATAGGCGGAATGACATATTTTTACGGAGGGCTGACTTCCGGGAACACTTATTCATTCTTAGTAACTGCCAGAAATGCAATAGGATATTCCGGTTACGCCGGTCCTACAGGATTCAGAACTCCTTAATGGAATTAAATAATGGAAGACGTGAATAAAAATCTTGAATCGTTTTTTGAAATAGAATCCTCGAATCAAAAAATAGAAACCACAAAAACAGCAGGAACGACATCTTCTGCAACTCAGGATTACGAGTTCGCAAGAAACAACCTAAGATCCCTAATTTCAAACGGATCTCTTGGATTGGAAGGAATAATGAAGGTTGCCTTGGAATCCGACAGTCCAAGGGCATACGAAGTCTTGGCAAATACGATCAAGACTTTGGCTGAGATAAACGTGAACTTGATGGATGTTTCCGCCAAGTTTGCAGAGACCAACAAAGTGAACGTAAAGAACACCACGAACAATTCCATATTCGTTGGGACAACCAAAGATTTGCAGAAATTGCTAAAGAAAGAAAACAATTTTGTTGAAGGTGAATTAAATGAACAACCAGCAAAGCGGCTATCGAGCCAACCCGAATCTTAAAGCTCCGGGAATAAATCTAAACTATACCCAAGAGCAACTTGAAGATTACATAAAGTCTGCAAAAGATCCGGTTCACTTCATAGAGAAACACGTAAAAATTGTCACTCTGAACTCTGGTCTTTCTCCGTTTCTTTTGTATGATTACCAAAAAAGATTCATAAACGAGATTCACAACAACAGGTTCGTAATCTCTAAATTTCCTCGTCAAAGCGGAAAATCCAGCTGCGTGCTCGGATACATAAATCACTACATAAATTTTCAACCAGACGTGAAAGTGGCGATTCTCGCAAACAAGCAAAAGACGGCAACCGATCTATTCTCAAGATTGCAAATTGCATACGAAAATCTTCCTCAATATTTGCAGCAGGGAGTATTGGAATGGAACAAGACTTCCTTGAAACTTGAGAACGGATCTTCCGTTGTCTGTGCTGCAACATCTGCATCAGCAATCCGCGGTGGTTCTTACAATCTTTTGCTTTTGGACGAGTTTGCATATCTTCCGCAGAACATCGCAGAAGAATTCTATGCATCTACTTATCCGACAATTTCTTCGGGTACAACCTCAAAAATCGTAATAGTATCGACGCCACATGGGCTGAACCACTATTACAATCTGTGGGTGAACGCAAAAAGACAGCCCGGCCATCCATTGAAGAACAAGTTTGTCCCGGTGGAGATCAGTTGGAGAGAAGTTCCGATGTATCCGGGCGGGCCTTTAAGAGGGGAAGATTGGAAGCAAGAAACAATAGCAAATACAAGCGAGGAACAATTCAATCAAGAATTTGAATGTTCTTTCATCGGGTCTTCGAATACTCTTGTGTCCTCCTCTAAACTCAATATTCTTGCCCCGAATGACCCAGTCGAGCAGACAATGGATGGTATCAGAATTTTTGAGCAACCGGATGAGAACAAGACATATTTCTTGTTGGCCGACGTTTCAAGGGGTCAAGGAAACGACTACTCCGCTTTTACGGTCGTAGAAGGCTCACAGATGCCCTATAACGTCGTTGCGACCTACCAGAACAATACCATAAGCCCCTTTGCCTATCCGACCGTTATAAAGACAATAGCGGAAAAATACAACAATGCCTATGTCATGGTTGAGGTGAATGATGTAGGGGGCCAAGTATGTTCCATTCTTTACAACGATCTTCAATACGAGAACATGTTGATGACCCAAACTAGAGGAGTCAAAGGTCAAGTTTTGTCCCAAGGATTCGCCAGAGGAAAGTCCGAAATGGGCATTCGAACCACTGCCCAAACCAAAAAAATTGGCTGTGCCGTATTGAAGAGATTGGTGGAAGAAGACAAACTTCTGCTGAATGACGACAGAATCATAAGAGAGCTGATGTCTTTCGTATCAAAATCAAATAGTTTCCGGGCAGAGGATAGCCAAACGGACGACTTGGTAATGTGTTTGGTATTCTTTTCTTGGTTAACGAGACAGGAATATTTTACGGATTTGATAGAAACAGCAAAAAATAAATATTCGCAGAACGATTCAATTTCTCCAGAAGATGACAACGTATTATTCATGATGGGAAACAAAGAAAAAAATTCAGATGAAATCCCTCCAGATGGCTTATCGGACGGAAATTGCGTATGGTTTTCGGGCTAAATAACTTCTAAATATCATAGAAAGACAAAAATATGGGATTAGAACCTCCACAAATCACTTTAGGCAACGGGACACTTAACGCTTTTAATTTTTTTCCAACTCCAGCGCAAGTTACCGAACCGAGCCAAGATAGAAATAAAAGATTTGTCTGTGGATTTGTGATGGGGTCTGCTAATCCTAGTAGTGGTAGCGGAACGGGGTGTGGTTTGTTTGCAGCAATTAATAAAATTAGTGACCCATTTGGCAGCGGTGACGTTGCTGGACTTAATATACTTGCTTCTACTACAGAATTTTTTAACCCACATACTCTTGGGGGAGTCATAATTAATGCATATGTAATTGATTCTATATCTTCCTTAAAAACAATACTTAATAAAATTAATAACAATATAAATTTAGGTTTGTGGAACATCGATCCTTCAAGAACAGTTTCGCCCGGGCCGAATCCAACAAATCAAGCCCTTTATACCTCTTTGACTGAAAATTTATATTTTGGCGCGTATACAGGAAAAAACAATGTAGATCCAAATCAGGATGGATTTGCAGATCAAACAGCTGATTGGATGGGAAATGGAATAACCGCAGCTTTTGGATTTTCTTCTGTTTCTACTCCTGACACCGATTTAGCGCAAATAATAGGAAACGATGGAGCAGCCTCAAGGGCCGGAGTAGAATTATATGCTTTGCTTCATTTTTTAAAATACGGAGGAGTGGCTGTTATTGCGCCTAGATATCATGAATTATCCCTTATAAAAGACGGTTTTAGATATCCTAGTAGTTCTGGCTTTCCTTTAGATCCAGAACGTAACAACATTGGCGCTCTATTCAATAATAGAGGATTAGATGCAATCGTTACTTTAGAAGGCGGATCAATGTTAACTGGGGTAGGGCTCACCGGAAATCAAACAAATGATGCAATGATTTATGGTGGAGCATATTACGAAGGGGCCGGAGCGCTAGGTCAAGTATACAACAGAACGCAAGGATTATTGCCGGAGCATTTGGGAAATACTTTTGCCGGTCTTGTTTATAAAGGAAACATATTTTCTTCCATAGTGACCGATATACTTTCACCATCTTATCTGCAGATCTTCCATGCCGGGCTTTCCGGAACATCTTTTGGATATCAACAAGAATTCGGAGCTGATCCAGCTACAGTAGGAGTCTTTAGACATCCATCAACCGATGGTCGGCCTTTCAATTTCAGAAAAAAAACTACTAGTATTTCATATCCCGGAAATCCAAATGCATCAGTGACTGGTCTAACAGGAGGCATACTCAATTCAAATCAATTGAACAGTTTGGTATGCGTCGGCGGAAGAACCCTGACAAAAACTTGGTGGACAACTACAGGAACTCCACAGGGAGCAGTAGTGGGCGGAGGCGCAGACGGATCATATTGGATTCCGAAATTGGATGTAATTGAATTTGCCGGGTCAATGAATACCGCTCTGCAGCAAACTACCGGAAACTACATGCTTTCTTCGAACATCGGAGGATCCATTCCCGTCTCAGACGGTGTTCCCAATATGGCTCAATTAATAACAAGCACTAGATATTCCTCTACGTCTTTTGAATTGTTGGAGGATTTAGCCGCAAAAAGAATAAACACAATTTGCTCTAATTCGCCTACCCATTTCCCGACAGACTATGTCGGCGCAACCGGTGCAATAGGAACACCAAATACCACTCTATTGAATAGAAGATATGCTCAAGCCATACATGGCTATGCATATCAAACGGCTTTCAGAGTTTTGGACGAAATAGTAGGCACTAACGTAGTAAACAATTCGGCAACACGCGCACAAGTGGTAACCGCAATTACTGATGCTTATAACAGTTCTAATTTCAATTCATATCTTAGAGAAAATTATGTAATTACATGCGATACTACCAACAACAGCAATAACTCAACAATGCTTACTGTAGGCATTACCGTTAAGCCCGCTGTTTTCACCATAAATAGCCCAACAGGAGGGCAGCTAATATCTGACTTCAATATTATCATAACTCTATCATAATAATTTTTTAATTAAATTTATCTCCCTCAATTTTTGGGGGAGATATTTTTTTAAAAATAAACGTCCTAAATATTAGAAGAAACTATGGGAATTAGCGATATAGACCCCGGCACAAATTCAAATGCCATTCCATCGGCATTTGATCATTTTCCTATGCCTGAAGGTGCCCCTCCTTTAAATCAAACTGGAGAAAATAAATTAGTTTGCGGTTTTGTATTAGGAACTAGTACCACCACTGGAACAACGGGATGTGGTTTATATGCAATTTTAAGAGCTGCATACGACAACTTAGTAAATACTGCTGCTATTGCTAGCGGCGATTCAAATAATAATTTATTTTTTAACAATCTAGACTGTTTTGCATTGCCCCCCGGAGAACTTCAAACAAAAAATCCAATTTTTATTATTTCTGATCTCTTTACATTAAGAAGTTCAATGAATGAACTACATAATAATATCAATTATTTGATATTCAGAGTTGATTATAATAGAGTGGATCCGAGCGGCAATTCTACATTTCCGCTTCAAGGGCAATTTTTAGCAGCTACCAATCCTAATTCAGTAAGACAATACAATTTTTATACAAATTATTTGTTTTATGGATCTTATACCGGAGCAGAAAACGTAAATCCCGGACAACCATTTCTAGGAACAGACCTGCCACTTGGGGATCTCATGGGTAATGGGATAACCGCCGCGTTTTCTTTTGCGAATCCAAAAGGCGATGGAGTTTTTAATCTCGGAGATGGATTTATATCAAGAGCAGGCTTAGAATTATTTGCTCTTTATAATTACTTAAAATATGGAGGAATTGCGGTAATAGCATCCTCATATGAAGATTTATACAAGATTAAAGATAAAGAAATATTAAGTCCTGATTATTTGGATCCTGAACAGGTTGGGACAAGATACTCAATAGTACCAAATGGACTAGATTGCATATTGACGCTAGATAATACTTCCATGTTGACTGGCGTAAATAACACCAATAATTCAAACGATGATGGAATGGTCTATGGAGGAGCTTATTATGGAGCAAATACAACAGACGGCTTGACAATTTATAATTTAACTCAAGGTTTGTTGCCGGAATATCTAGGAAATAGTTTTTGCGGAAATGGTTTTAGGGGAAATATATTTTCTTCCATTCTTGAACAAGAAAAAAATCCAGATACGTTGATGATTTTTCATGCGGGACTTTCGGGAGTTTCTTTTGCATATTCTCAAGACTTTTTGGATCAACCAGAACTTGGATTTCGGCATCCATCTACGGACGGAATTCAATTTTTATACAGACAAAGAGTTACGAATAGCAATTTTAATTCAAACCCCGGACTTACTCTTGGTACTTTAAATACAAATCAATTGCAACGCCTCTGTTGTGTCCCAGGCGTGAATAATTATAGATTTTACTGGACAGTAGATGGCGTACAAAATGGTACGGTAGTTGGAGGAGGGCCGGATGGAACTCTTTGGGTTCCTTGCTTGCACGTCGTTGAATTTGTGGGGCTTTTGAATTGGGTAAAGGACGTTCCATTTTCTGGTCAAATTTTTGAATCAAATATAGGTCAAGAATACAGAGTTCCAATTGTAGGATTTTTGCCTTTACCACCAAATCAAAAAGTTTCAAGTACTCAATATTCTGTATCGGGAACCGAATATAATACTCTCATTCCGAAAAGATTGAATGTATTGAGTCAGCAGGGATATTTTCCGACAGACTTGGTTGGAGCAACGGGCTCTTCGTTCGTGATAAGAAACAGAAGAAATGCTGAAACTCTTTATTCATTCGCGTACAAAAAAGCACTTGAAGTGGTCAATCTTTTCATAGGGTCCAATTTCATAAATAATACGGAAACCAGAAACAGAGTAATAGAGGACATACAGATAGAATATGAAACAGTTTCCCTTAACAGGTATTTGAGAAATCCTTATACAATAATATGCAACACAAGCAATAATACGCCAGGAAGTAGCAAATTGACAGTAGAAGTAACGATAACGCCAAAAATAACTCAATTTCCGGGGGGCGGAATTCCCCTGAGATTCAAGTTAACAGGAGGATAAAATGTCACAAACCATAGGAAATTTTAAATCCGGATTCAATGGAGGCACAAGAGCCAACAGGTTTAGCGTCGATATAACTTGGCCAGAAGGCGTGGGCAATTTATCGCCCGATACATTAGAATACCATGCGATTGCGGCGAAACTTCCGGAAGCAGAATTAGGAAGTATAGCAATTCCTTATAGAGGTCGTGTGGCATATTTTGCAGGAGACAGAGAGTACAAACCTTGGACGGTTACTATTTTGGACGATACGGGAAGTAATGCTTCTTGGCTTGCATTTCACAAATGGACAAATTTATTAAGCGACAACGAAACCAACAAAGTAGATGATCCGAAGTATGTTAATACACATAAAAGTATAATTTTCAAGCAATTACACGATCCAACTGTTTCAGATAGCACAGGGCATGAACCGATTCGTGTAATAACATTAACAAACGCTTGGCCGTCTGAAGTTGGACAAATTGCTTTGGACATGGGAGAAGGCGGCAATTTAGTTTCATATTCTGTAACTTTTTCTTATGATTATTATACTATAACAACAGGTCTTCAATAATAAAGGAAAAAAATGGATCTAGGAGCATTTAAATCAAATTTTTCTGGAGGAACTAGGGCAAATAGATTTTTAATTAGTGGAGGAATTGGCGGAAATGCCGAATCACAAAAATTTCATACTTTTCATGTGCGGTCTACCTTTATTCCCCCAATTACGAATTTTGTTCTTAGCGTAGATGCTTATGGAAGAAAATTAAATATTCCCGGAGACCGACAATATGCTCCTTGGCAATTAACAATTTATGATGATGTTGAAAGTGGAAATGAACAAAGCAATAATCCAAAGGAACTATGGAGACTTTTTTCAAATTGGCATAATAACATCAATAGACACTCAAATAACACAACAGCCATAGCCGCACCATATACAAATTATAAAAATACTTGGACAATAGAACACTTGGATTTAAATGGAAACACGAATTCTTTGAAAAAATTTATATTAAGAGGATGTTGGCCAAAATCTATCAGTGATATAGATTTTAATATGACTAGAAGAAATTTTTTAAATACTTTTTCCGTAATAATGCTATATGATGAAGTGGAAGTTGTTGGTGCTGGAGTATCATAAGGATCCTAATAAAAATACTCTAAATATTGTGAAAGATTAATATGTCAATAGAAATGTTTGGATTCGAATTCGGCAAAAGAAAATCAGAGGAAACTCTGAGGTCTGAGTTATTGACTGGACCAAAGCGATTAATTGCCAAAGAAGAATTTGACGGGACAGTAGCGGTAGAAGCTGGTGGCGTATTCGGCACTTATATCGATTACTCCACCGTATTGAAAGATGAAAATGCCAACATAATTCAATACAGAAACATGTCTCTTTATCCGGAAGTGGACGCGGCAATAGATGAGATCGTCAATGCATCTATTGTGTGGGGGACCGACAGAAAACCAATAAAGCTAGATCTTACGGAAGTTCCTCTGTCCGACCAAGTGAAGAGAAAGGTAATTTATAGCTACGAGAGAATCCTCAAGATGATGGATTTCAACTCAAAAGCGTATGAAGTTTATCGTCGTTGGTACGTTGACAGCAAACTTTTTTATTATATCATCATAGATGAAAAAAATCCAAGAGACGGAATACAGGAACTGATTCCCTTGGATCCACTGAAGACCAAAAAAATCAAAAACATCCAGAAAGAACCCGCCGGGATCAATGCTGGTATGGTTCCTTTGATCAAAAACGTAGAGGAATTCTATGTCTATTCAAACACGGACAAAGATTCTTACCTGACCACCCCAAATCAAGGAGTCAGAATTTCAAAGGATGCAATTGGTTATGTTCACTCAGGCATCATAGATCTTAACACGAAGAGAGTAATTGGGTATCTTCACAAGGCAATCCGCCCCGTCAACATGCTTAGGCAGCTGGAAGATGCGCTCATGGTCTACCGCGTTGCAAGAGCACCAGAACGCAGAGCGTTTTACGTTGACGTTGGCCAGCTTCCGAAACAAAAAGCAGAGCAATATTTAAGAGACATGATGTCTCGATTCAGAAACAAGATAGTTTATAATCAAGGAACAGGTGAAATTAAAGATGATAAAAACCATTTGTCGATTCTTGAGGATTATTGGATTCCCCGTAGGGAAGGCTCCAGAGGAACCGAAATTTCGGTGCTGCCGGGGGGCCAAGCAATGTCCCAGATTGAAGACGTCGAATACTTCAAAAAGAAGTTGTACTCGGCACTCAACGTGCCGACGAGTAGATTAGACAACAATAGCGGTTTTAATATGGGCAGAACCACGGAGATCTCAAGAGAAGAACTTAAATTCTATAAGTTTATTGAAAGACTTCGTCACCAGTTTGCCCAAATTTTCATGCATCTCCTGAAAGTAGAACTTCTATTGACGGGAACTCTTACGGAAGATGACTGGAACTCAATCAAGTATTACATTCAGTTCAAGTTCAATACCGACAATTATTTCTGGGATTTGAAAGAAGCAGAAATTTTATCGGAAAGATTGAAAATGGTTGGCGTGGCAGAATCTTTTGTCGGAAAATATTTCTCACAAAATTACATCAAAAAGAACATCTTGCGGTTCACCGATGAAGAAAACAAGTTGATGAATAGTGAAATGCAAGAAGATGCCATGAAAATGCAGGCACAACAAATGGCTGCTGCTCAGGCGCAGCAAGCTGCAGGAATTCCTCCAGAAGAAGGGGCTCCCCAGTAATGCTGTCACCTCTGAGAGTTCAAAAATTAGTAGAAAATTTGGCAGAGGGCGAAGAAGATCTATTCAAACTAGGTCTTTTGAACGAATTGAATATAAGAAAGCAGGATCTGTGCAGGCAGCTATCTTCTGCAATTTTCGAACAATTCAATAAAATTAATGAATCTTCGGAATTCGTTGAAAACAAAAATGTTCAAAAATTAATAAAACTTTCAGAAGAAGCAAAAAAGAATAAATCAATAAAAATTGAATTTAAAAATGCTTCGATTATAAATATTTCAGAATCGGATTTTGCGTCAATAAAACTTTTGTTCGACAACTTAAACGACAAAAACAAAGTAATATTGGCCAAAAATTTGTTTGAGGAACCAAGTTATTTTAAGCGAACCTTGGAGTTCGCAAAACAGATCAAAGGATTAATCACATGAGCGACAAATTCACCCTAATCGAATCCATCGTAAACGAAAATGCAGTTGACTTTCGCGAGATCGTCAACAAGGTTTTGTTGGAAAAACTCGCAACCAAGTTAGATGACCAATACAAGGTTGCCGCAAAGAACATGTTTGTTCTCTCCGAAGAGGAAGAAGCCGAAGAAGAGCTTGAATCAGAGGAAGAGGAAACAGAGGAAGAAACCGAGGAAGAAATGGAAGAAGTCCCTGAACAGGCTCCTGCCCCCGGTGGTTCCCGCGTAAGACAAAGCTACGGAGCATACTGATCATGAAACTCATCACCGAACTGGTAGAAGACGTAAAGTACATTCAAGAAGACTCCGGTAACGGTGGTAAGGATTATTACATTGAGGGAGTCTTTCTTCAGAGCGAAGTAAAAAATCGCAATGGAAGAGTTTATCCCACTCCCACTTTGGTAAAAGAGTGCCGTAGATACATCAAAGAATATGTCGATAAGGGCAGAGCCTTGGGTGAATTGAACCATCCAACTGGCCCAACCGTCAATTTGGATCGCGTCTCCCACATGGTAAAGTCGCTCAACGAATCAGGTAGAGACATGATTGGACGTGCCAAGGTCCTAGGCACCCCGATGGGAAATATCGTCAAAAATTTGATCAACGAAGGTGCCAAACTTGGCGTGTCCAGTCGTGGCATGGGATCTTTGGCGGCAAGAAACGGATATCAAGAAGTCCAAGAAGATTTCATGCTTGCTGCAATTGACATCGTAGCCGATCCTTCTGCCCCGAATGCTTTCGTCAACGGAATCATGGAAGGCAAGGAATGGGTATGGGACAATGGTATTTTGAAGTCCCAAGAAATTGAAAAATACCAAAGAACCATTGCCAAGAGTTCTTCCAGAAACTTGGAAAGAAACATGATCAAGGTATTTGAGCACTTCTTAAGAAGCATATGAGAAAAGACTCTCAAAAATTAATTCAATATATTTACGAGCGCATCGATGATGGCGCTGATGTCGTTTCTACGTCCAGAACAACCAATACCCCTAAAAAAGCCGTTTCTTCTGCTCCCCCGAGAGAAAGAAATAAAAACATACTGATTGATCCAAAATTAATGGGTAAAGAGTTTGGCGCAGGCATCGGAAAAGAAGAAGTGGCAACTGCTCTTTCATATACCACAATTCCATATAAAACTTTTGCGGCAGTCGGTGGATTGGGCGGCGGATTGTTAACGGCGGCAAAACAAGTATTGAACGCGCCCAAAAGAGCAGAACAAGAAGTCAAGGCACAACAAGAAGCCATAAGAAACATGACAGGCGTTGAAAATTATTACAAAAATTTGGGAATCAAGCCAATACCGATGCACCAAAAAGGCGAAAGTTCTTTGGATACTTTGAAATCTCTTTTGGGTCTTCCGGTTTCCAAGAAAAAGTAATTTTGGTGGGTAAATATTTATTTCAATCAAATTAAAAAATTAACTAAATACTAAAGCATAAAGGATCTTAAATGAGCGACAAACTGACAAACGAATACCTAATGAATGTTATTAAGGAAAACGTTGCTCCTGCCGTACACGACGTAAATGGCAAGGGCGCGTTCGCCGTAAATGGTGCAACCCCAATGAAGGTTGAACCAGTAGCACAACCCGGAACCGCCATGGCCAATCAAGCATCGCTGGCTCCCCGTGGTATGGCTCCCCAAACCATGGCTCCAGTTGCCAAAGAAGAAGAGGAAGAAGAAGAGGAAATGGCCGAAGCAGTAGAATTCGAACAAAGCCTCCGTTCTCTCCTTGGCGAAGTAAATCTTTCAGAAGAATTCTTCGTTCAAGTCAAGACTCTCTTTGAGGCAGCAGTTGACCAAAAATTGAAGGCTGTCGCGGAGGAAATCGCCCCTGCCCTTCAAGAAGAATTCGAAAACAAGCTTGGAACCATCACCGTAAACCTCACCGAGAAGATCGATGATTATCTAGATTACGTAGTTGAGGAATGGATGCAGGACAACAAGCTTGCCGTAGAAACCGGAATCAAGTCCACCTTGGCAGAAAACTTCATCGTCGGCCTCAAGAAACTTTTTGAGATGCACTATGTTGACGTTCCTGCCGAGAAGTACAACGTTCTTGATGGTCTGTATGAGCAAGCCAACTCGCTCCAAGGAGACCTCAATGAAGTTCTACGCGAAAACATCGAACTAAAGAAGCAACTTCTCGTTTCAGAGTGCGCCGGAATCTTTGTCGCTGAGACAAAGGATTTGGCTGATACTCAAGTTGAGAAGCTTGCATCACTGATCGAAAACATTGAATTTGTCAATGTTGACGATTATCGTACCAAACTTTTAACCCTCAAGGAGCATTATCTTGGCGGAAAAGCAGTAATTTCGGAACAGCCAGAAGCCGAAGCTACATTCAGCAAAGCCAACTCTGTACCAACCACTCTAATCGAGAGCTACAGCAGCACTTTGTCAAGACTGGCTAGAAAACTTTAATCACTAAATAATTAAAATTCACAGGAGAAAAACACTAAAATGAGCTTTCAAGACAACACCCCATACGACATTCTAACCGAAAAGTGGGACCCCGTCCTCAAGCATGAGGCACTCCCTTCAATCGGCAACGAATGGAAGACAAAAGTTACCGCAGTCCTTCTTGAGAACCAAGAACAGGCCATGCGCGATCAGTATCTCACCGAGAACAGCATGACCACCGGAAGCGACATCGGCAGCGCAGTTGCATCGACCGCAGCAGGCGGCGTCCGTGGTTATGATCCGATCCTCATCAGCTTGGTTCGTCGCGCCATGCCCAATCTCATGGCATACGACATCTGCGGCGTTCAGCCAATGACCGCACCGACCGGTTTGATCTTCGCCATGCGCTCCAAGTATGGTCCCGGATCAGCCAATGCCATCACCAACGAAGCCATGTTCCAAGAGCCCGATGCTCGCTTCTCAGGTGCAAGCGGTACTTCAGGCGGCTTCACTGCTGCTGGTGGTACTTCACCTTCCACCATCGGCGTAAATCCGACCTCCTCAAGCGCAGGATTTGCTAACGCCAAGAACTCAACTGCTTTCAACAGTGCTCGCGCAATGTTGACCAGCGCTGGTGAAGGTCTATCGTTTGGTGCTGCTTCAACTGCCACTAACGTTCTTAATCAGATGTCATTCACGATTGACCGTGTTGCAGTAGCAGCAGGCACCCGTGCTCTGTCATCCGGTTACACCGTTGAATTGGCACAAGACCTCAAGGCTGTTCACGGTCTCGATGCTGAAGCTGAACTTGCCAACCTTCTCAGCACAGAAATTCTTGCTGAAATCAACCGCGAAGTCGTCCGCACAATCTACTGGGTTGCCCGTGATGGTTCGCAACAAAGCGACATCACAGCCAAAGGCACCTATAACCTCGACTTGGATTCAGACGGTCGTTGGTCAGCCGAGCGCTTCCGTGGCTTGGTATTCCAAATCGAGCGTGAGTGCAATGCAATCGCCAAGGAAACCCGTCGTGGTAAGGGCAACTTCGTCATCGTCTCAAGCGATGTCGCCAGCGCCCTCGCAATGTCAGGCTTCCTCAACCTCTCACCAGCCCTCAACACCCAATTGGCTGTTGATGACACTGGCAGCACCTTTGCTGGTTTGCTCAATGGCAAGCTTCGCGTCTACATTGATCCGTATTCTCAATTAGGCGTAAACTTCTTCTGCGCAGGCTATAAGGGCGAATCACCGTATGATGCAGGTATCTTCTACTGCCCATACGTCCCCCTGCAAATGATGAGAGCAATCACTCCCGATACCTTCCAGCCCCGCATCGCCTTCAAGACCCGCTACGGCATGGTAGCTAACCCCTACGTCTTGAAGACCGATGGTACTCCCTATGGTTCAGACTTCTCAACCCAGTCTGGCGCCAATCAGTACTACCGTCTCACCAGCGTAACTGGTCTCCACGGTAACACCTACGGAGCATAATCCTAGGTAGCTGAGTAGTCACTAAAAAACCCTCGGGCCAAAAGCCCGAGGGTTTTCATTTGTTTAAATGTTTTTTGGATTATTCGAATGCGTAGTAAGAATAAGAGAAAGTAGCTGTAGCTTTCAAAGGAGCCGAATCGTTTGAATCGGATCGGAAAGGAATTCCGCTAAGGGCAACCGGAACAACATAATAGAAAGCAATGTTCATGTTGGGAAAATAATTTGATCCAAGAATTGTAAGATTTGCGCTGGTCGCCCATTGATTGTATGGAACATTGCTAACGTCATCTGATATATTTCCGATTTGCTTCATCCAATCAAAAATGCTTTTCCAATTCTCCAAATTTTCGTCAATCAAAAACTCAACTCTCAAAGGTTCAAACGTAAAAGTATTGACTGCCACTGGGATTTGAATGCCCAGAATGGTAGGCTGGGGCTGGGTGTTCAATTGAATTCCCGGAAGAGCAACAGTCTGGCAAAACAATTTTATGTTTTCGCTGCCTTTGTTTATGCTGAAGTTGTAATAGTTTGTCTGTAATTGATTGATATTTGTCATTTGAGATAATCTTCCGGATTATCCGACCAACTTCTCGGATCAGATGCTTCTTCTTCTGGATTGTACGGCAATTTCAATTCTTCTATTTTGGACTTGCGTTTCTTTGATTTTTTGGGCTCTATTTCTTTTTCCCATTCCTTTTCAAGTTCTTCCGCTTCATCTTCGTCCAGTTCTGCATTTTCAGCAAGATGATCGTCAAACATGTCTTGCAAAAATTCTACGAACTCTGGATCTGAAAACATGTTCCAAGCGAGTTCCATAGTGTCTGGTTCTTCTATTTCTGCGGCCATTATTTCTTCACTCATTCCATTCATAAATTTTATGTAAGCATCGTACATTCTTTGTATGTCCTCTACCGGACTTGAAATGTACATGATGTACTGCTTCAATATTGTTATTTGCTTGTCTTGCACATTTCCTAGGTAAGAAGTCAATCTGACGCATTCCACGACATGACCTTCTTCATTGGAAGTGCTGTAAACTACGATTTTAGCCGGGTCCGTCAGAACCACTTCATTTTCTTTTTCTTGTACTATGGCGACTACTTCTTCGCCAGTTGTAAACTTGACTACTTTGACGGACGATGAAGCTTGGTGATTTGTTTCTTCCATGCTTCCTCCTTACTAATATTTATTTTTAACAAGTTTTATAATTTTATCTTGAATGCTTTGTAGTCAAATTTTTCTTTTTCGTATATCTTGACTCTTTGTTCAAAATGCTTGAATACGTGATTCTTGTGCTTTTTCCAAGAAAGATCATCTACTAGATCGAATACTTTCAATGTTTGTTTTCTTTCGGATGTTCTTAGACCGCGTCCTATGCTTTGAAGCAATCTTATTACTGATTTAGTAGGAGAAGCAAAGATGATATTGTCAAGATGAACGATGTTGATCCCGGTGCTCGTAGTGCCAAAAGAAGCAACGAGAATGGCATTCTTTTCTCTGTCGATGATTTTCCTAATAGTTTCTCTATTTTCTGCGTCAGTTTTCCCCGAAATGAAATATACGTTTTTATCGGGATGTCGTTTTTGAATGAGATCATAAAGTGGTTTTCCGTGCTTTTCTACGTAATTGAACAATACCAAAGTATTGCCTTCGGTTTCCCCGCAAAGTTTGGATATGAACTCGTTTCTGTCTAAATTTTCTACGAGTAACCCCATTTCTTCCTGATACTTCAATTTTTTGCAGCTATTCCGCATTTCGTCCGGATAATCCAAAATTATGCAGTCTATGGCCAATTTTGCCAAGACTCCCTTACCTATTAGCCCCTTCGTCGTTATAAACTGAATGGAGGGCCCTAGCGTGCCCTCTATTGAGAGCTTATGCGCCAAGGTCTGATCGAGCGTCCCGGTCGTTCCGAGCCTAAACCAAGCCTCTGTGAGCTTTTTACCGATGTTTACGAGAGAGTCGGCCTTGACCAAATGACACTCGTCAAAAATTACGGCATCAAACTGGTCAAACCAAGTTTTTGGAAGTTTGTATACCGATTGCCATGTAGAAACGACCAATGGCTTATTGGTGTCCTTTTCTTTACCCGCAGTAATTTTATGCAAAAATTTGGTTACTGACCAATTTTTGTTTTTTCTAGAATAATCAAAAAAGTCTGCTTCCATTTGCTGGACCAGACCTACCGTGGGAACCAATAACAAAATTTTTTTGGGAGCCTTTAAGCAGTATCGCAATAAAAATCGAATTATCAAATATATGATTAATGATTTTCCGCTTCCAGTAGGAGATACTATTACAGATCTGCAGCTTTTTAAAGCATGTATGACCGCCTTTTTTTGGTGGTCATGTGGATTTACTTCTTGGTTTTTTACGGTGACGTTCAATGTTTTGAAAAAACTGTCAAAAATGGTTTCATCCATTTCTACGGTTTTTGTATCTTTTTCGTCAAAAATTAAATAATAGTTTCTTTCGTCACAAAATTTTTGAAGATACGTCTTCAATCCTCTTGGAAGAGTGGAGCTGTTTATTTCGTATAATTTTATTTTGCCATCCCAAATACGAGATTTGTATAATGGCATGTATTCTGCGCCAGGAACTTTAAAAGAAAAATAAGATCGTAATTCTCTTTTTACAGAATCTTCACAATCAATTTTATACTTAGTGTTGTCTTCCGCAGACGCAATTACAGTGTACACAAATTATTTATCATGAAATTCCATTTACCAATTTGTTCCAATCAATAGCGGACTTGATTGCAAAATTTCTGTTGGAAAGAACTTTGATAAAATCTTCCACCATTTTTACTTTTATTTCTGCAGTGTTGATGTCGTTTTTAATTTTTAAAAGAGTGGGGTCAGCATCCATGAAACGATCTATGTCGGTTTTCATTATCTTTAGCTCAAATGGTTCTTCGCCCCATTTTTCCAACTCTTCTTGGCTTGCCTTGCCGTTATATACCATCCACTTTCTCAATTCCATTACGGACAGTGCATTTCTTAATTTTTGTAGTTCGGTCTTAAGATCTGCATGTATTGAAAGATACTTTCCATGCACTGAAGGAGTTCTTAAAGACTCTTTAGCTAACTCTGTAGAGTCTATTAAAGAATCCTTTTTAATTTCCTGTTTAAGGTCTTCTAGATTCATTATAAGTATACTATAGAGTATCTTTAAGGGGTTGTCAAGAAATACTTGACAACTTTGTGAAAAAGTGTATAATAGTGTAAAATCTTTTTAAAGTCGAAAATATGATTATAGATTTAAGAAAAATTCAAACGGTATGGATTAATCTTGACGGCGCAACCGGAAATGCTCAAATTATGGAGCACAGATTCGGCATTCATAATTTTGAAAAAACATACCGAAAATCGGCAAGACAAATAGCTCCGCCTCACGGAACACCGGATACAATTAAGCATTACGTAGGCTGTGCTCAATCTCATATTGATATTTTGGAGGACACAAATTATTCGTGTCCTCTTTTAATTCTTGAAGATGATGCCGAGTTTACTCAAGACTTTCATCCTATGATTGAAGTTCCCGACAATACGGATGCGGTGTATCTAGGAGTATCTTCCGGTAATCCTCATTATTTGTCCAAGAGAGTAAACAAATATTTTCTTAGAATTGGAAAAATTTTGGCTACTCATGCTATTTTGTATTTGAATCCCGATTACAGAAAAGCGGTTGCAGACATTGCAAAAGTGTTTGCTTACAGATTAAAAATTCCATTTGACAATGGCTGTGCATTGATTCAGGAGAGATTCAATGTAATTACTCCCAACACTCCATTCTTTGTACAGGCAAACCAAAGACAAAGCGCAAATCAATGGGAAGCGGTGACATCAAAGCCCTTGGTTGACAAGAATAGCGATTTTCCTGTCAGAGAAGAAAACGTACAGCTAGGAATACAGGTGCCAGTATGATTGGAATGACAAATTTAGGAAATAATGGTAGATTTGGAAATCAAATGTTTCAGTATGCCACGCTATACGCGCTTGGTAAAGAACTAAACTATGAAATTGGAATTCCGTATTTAAATAAAAGTAATGATGACTATTTTAATTTTTGTCTACCAGAGTGTTTTTCATTATCGGCAAAAGATTTAAAGGGCCATTATTTTTCATCTTATTATCAAGAACCTCACTTTTCTTATGATACTAATATTAAAAATATTCCTGATAATACAAATTTAAAAGGATATTTTCAAAGTGAAAAATATTTTAAAAATTGCAAAAATGATTTAATGTTTAAAGAATTTAATTTTAATAACGAAATTAAAATAAAAACAAAAAAATTATTAAACGGAAGAGACTCAGAATTAATATCAGTACACATTAGACTGGGAGACTATTTAAAATTTCAAGATTCTCATCCAATATGTTCTACTGACTACTATAAAACAGCAATCCAAATGCTACCAAGCGATGCAAATATTATGCTTTTTAGCGACGATTATAGTTTGGCATTACCATTTTTTAAAGATTTGGGAATAAAAGTTTTTGCATGTGGTACAAATAATAAATTTATAGATATGTGTTTAATGACACAATGTGAATATCATATAATTGCAAATAGTTCATTTAGCTGGTGGGGTTCTTGGTTAAGCAATAGCAAAAAAACAATAGCACCAAAGCAATGGTTCGGTACAGCACCACATATGCCAAAAATTTGGAATGATGTTTATGCAGAAGATTGGATTGTAATATGATTACAGTTAGATGTCCTGTAAGAATATCTTTGGTAGGCGGGTCCAGCGATCTTGATGCTTATGTAGATAAGCATGGAAAGGGATCTGTTATTTCATTTACTCCAAAAATTTATACTTATGTTTCTATTTACAGGGATAAAATTGGACGTAACACCATTGATCAAAAGTATATTGTAAATTATTCTCAGCGAGAAGAAGTAAATACAATAAAAGAAATTAAAAATGAACTTGTAAGATTATTTTTTGAAAAAGAAAGAGTCTATCCTTGTTCAATCCATATGACTAGCGATGTATTTTCTCATGGCTCCGGGCTTGCTGTATCTTCTTCGTATTCTTGTTGTTTGGTAAAAGCTATTTCCGAGTTAAACAAGACATATCTTTCTGATATTGAGTGTACGGCGAAAGCGCACATTTTAGAAAAATTAATAAATCCGCTTTTGGGGCAACAAGATGTTTTCGGATGTGGAATTGGTGGATTTAAAAAAATAGAATTTACTCAAAATAGTCTTCCAAAGTATACATTTTTACCGACATCTTTTTTTAATTATTATGTTCCATATCTGGTATTTACAGGTCTTACTAGAAACTCTACTAGTATTTTAAAAAATGTTAATGTTCCAGATACCGATACTTTTAATCCTTTGGTATTTGAATCAGAACAAATGATATTAAACGGAAACTATGAAAAGTTTTTGCGATTGATAAAGGCTGGCTGGGAAGAAAAAAAAAGAACATCAAAGAGTGTTTTAGAAGAGCAATCATTGAAAGACTTGGATGAGTATTTGGATAAATATCCTGGTTGCGTAGCACACAAGCTATGTGGTGCTGGCAATGGAGGATTTTTTTTAGCTTTCTTTGAAGCACAAAATCTTCCAACACATCATAAATTTATTAAAGTAGAATTGAGCAATAGCGGTATTGAAAAAATATTATGAATAATTTTATAAATAAAATAGACTCAGCTCTTAAAAATTTAAATTTTATTGATTTGGATTATTTAAAAAAAATAGTATTAGACACCAAATCGGAAATTATTATATTAGGAAACGGTGGCAGCAACGCTATTTCGTCTCATATAGCCGAAGACTATACAAAAGCGTTAAAGAAAAAAGCAATTGCATTTACAGACGGTGCTAGGCTAACATGCTATTCTAATGATTATGGGTATGAGAATGCATTTAAACAATATCTATCAGAATTTTCCACAAAAGATAGTCTTGTAATTTTAATAAGCTCTTCTGGAAATTCTCAAAATATTTTAAATTGTGCTGAATATTGCCTTGAAAACAAAATTAAATACATTATTTTTTCAGGTTTTAAACAAAATAATTGTTTAATAACAAAATATGCAGACCAATCATTGTTAAATTTTTGGGTAAATTCCGACGATTACGGTGTTGTTGAATGTATTCACGAAATTATTTTACACTCGGTAATATCATGATTTACTGCTTCGATTTGGATGAGACTCTTTGTACTAAAGCTATTGATGGTGATTACGCTACTGCAATGCCAATAGAAGAGGCTATAGAAAAAGTAAACATTCTTTGGATATTAGGAAATAAAATTTTAATATTTACTGGCCGAGGATCTAGCAGTGGTAAAGATTGGGTGGAATTGACAAAACAACAATTAAAAAATTGGGGTGTAAAATATGACGAATTAATAATGAATCGCAAGCCTACTTACGATGTAATAATAGATGACAAAGCAATAAATGCTGTTGACTGGCGAAATACTTTTTGCAAAACTCGCGGAGTTGTCGCTGGAGCATTCGATCTAATACATCCGGGATATTGTAAGTTATTTAAATTTTGCAAAGAACATTGTACTCATCTTACTGTTTTATTACATGATGATCCATCTATAGAGAGAAAAAAAATGAGTCCAGTTCACAATCTCGGAGAAAGAACGGAAATTTTAAAGTCCATTAGATACGTTGATGACGTAATTGCATATACCGATGAGCAGGATCTTGCTATAAAATTAGAACTTGGATATTACAATGTCAGATTTTTGGGAGATGATTATAGAACAAAACCATATACTGCGGATTATCTTCCTATTAAGATCATCTATACAGATAGATCGCACGGTTATTCTACGACGCAGTTAAAGAAAAAAATAGCTGATTCATACAAGGAGTTTATGGGATGAAAATAATCGTAACTGGCGGATGTGGTTTTATAGGTAGTCATTTAGTAGATATGCTGGTGGAAAAAGAACATCAAGTTATTGTGATTGATGACTGTTCTGCTGACAATGAAAAGTTTTATTACAACCAAAAAGCAGAATACTATAAAAACTCTATCTGCGAAATGGATTTTTTAGATAAAGTAACCAAAAATTGTGATTTTATATTTCATCTGGCCGCGGAATCTCGGCTGCAAAATTCAATATTAAATCCGAGACGAGCGGTAGATGTTAATATTGGTGGAACTATTAATCTGCTTGAGTGTTGCAAAAAACATAAAATAAAAGGAATTATATTTTCGTCTACCTCATGTGTGTATGGATTAACAAATTGTCTACCGATTAAGGAAGATCTACCAGAAGATTGTCTGAATCCATATGCGTCTACAAAATACGCAGCAGAGCTATTGATAAAAAACTATGTAAAACTGTTTAATATTAATGCTTGTATTTTTAGATATTTCAATGTTTTCGGTGAACGTTCTCCTGCACATGGACCTTATGCGTTGGTGACAGGCATTTTTTTGAAACAAAAAGCAAACAACCAACCACTGACGGTTGTCGGGACAGGCTTGCAAGAAAGAGATTTTATTTACGTAAAAGATGTTGCACTAGCAAACATATTGGCCATGGAACATTGGGATATTGATAATATAAAATCTGGAAATGTATTCAATATCGGTTCGGGTTCGGCTATAAAGATTATAGATCTTGCAAAATCCATATCGGATAACATTCAATTTATACCACCAAGACAAGGTGAGGCTGAAAATAATCTATGTTCAATAGAAAAAATTCAAAAAGAAATTGATTGGAAACCAACTATAAATATTTTAAAGTGGCTTGAAAGTCGGTGAATTATTATGTGCAATTTAACATCAATTATTCCGGTTAAAATTGATTCAGAACAAAGAAAAAAAAATATAGATATAACCTTGAGGTATTTGCTTCAAAATACCGATTCCAAAATAATAATCACTGAATGTGATGATCATCCCAAATTTGATGTAAAACACTATAATTCAGATCGTATAAAATATAAGTTTGAAAAAATTCAAAACAATTTTTTTCATCGAACTCGTTTAATAAATCAAATGTTAAATGAAGTTGATACTCCGGTTGTAGCCAATTATGATGCTGATGTTATTTTACCAAAAACTTCATACGAAATATCGGAAAAATTAATTTTAACAAAACAAGCTGATGTGATCTATCCGTATGGCTTCAACTGTGCTGGACAAAGAAGAATATTTCCAGATACAAAAGGTTTAAACAAATTTTATCACACACTAAATCTTGATGATTTGGAGCTTGACCAAAGAAGCCCTTGGCTCAGTAGATACGGACATGTTCAATTTTTTAATACTGAGTGCTATATAAAAGGTTTTATGGAGAATGAAAACTACAAGCATTGGTGTCCTGAAGATGATGAACGTGCAATTCGATTTCAAAAATTGGGATATAAAGTTATTTGGTTAGACAGCTTGGTATATCACCAAGAACATCCACCTTCTACGCAATCACAGCCATCTAATCTGCATGAAATTTATAAACTTCACAATTACTTAATACAAGGAAACAAAGAGTCAATAGAAACATACTACAGAAGCCAAGAATATTTAAAAAAGTATGATTCTTATAAAAAATTATGCACAGCTTAATATTAACAATACACAATAAAGAGTTTTTGCTTCCGCGTGTGCTAGAGGGCATTAAGAATAATACTACAGGATCTTACGAGCTAATTGTGGTATTGGATGGTTGTTCGGATAGGTCTAGTCAAATAGTATACGATTATCATAATAAGTTTGATAAAATAAGAATATTTGAAACACCGAATGTATTTGAGACAAAGTCAAATAACGTTGGCCTAAAAAATAGCTCAGGCAAATATTGCACAATTATTCAAGACGATATGATTATAAATGAGTATGCTTGGAATGAAAGAATGGTAAAACCATTTTCTTTTGGTGATGTATTTGCAGTCACTTCTCGTACAGCTCATAATTGGCAGTTTAATCCTCACACACTCCATTTAAATCTGCCTAATGAATTGGACCATTGCTGGTGCGATGTTTTGAATCACGTAGATCACGCACATAGAGGAAACACTCCAAGAGAAGAATTTGCAATAAGAAGCTCGGTGAATCGTGGTCCACTGATGATTCTTCATGAGGATTTACAAAAATTAAATTACCTTGATGAGGAATTTAGTCCGCAAGACATGGATGATCATGATTTTTGCTATAGAGCTAAAAAAATCTTAAATAAAGTGTGTGGTTGTTATTGGGTAGACATAATAACACAAGATTCTTGGGGAGGAACTAGAGTTTCTGGTTCACCGGCGGCATGGTTATTAAAAGCTCATCACAAAAATACAAAAATATTTTATAATAGACATAAGGATTTAATTCATTCACCTCAAGCGATAGAAAGTAGAAAATTATGATAAATCAAGTCAAAGAAGCAATTTCAGACGAAAGATGGATGCAGACACAACCTGGAGAAAAAGCAGGACATATTATTGATCCAATAGAAATTTCATATAAAAAATATAAAATTGCATATAGTTATTATTTTCAATATTTAAATATTGAAAATTTAGATTTAAAACAAAAAAGTGTAATAGAAATAGGCTGTGCTAGAATTTCTTCTTTATTTTTTTGTAATAACTATTCGACTTCATATGTAATAGAGCCCACATATTACCCAGAAGCCGATCAGTATTATGAAGGAAAAAATATTATCAAAATACACGATAAAGCAGAAAAATGTAATTTTCCAAAAACCGATGAAGTATGGTTGTTTAATGTTTTAGACCACGTTCAAGATCCAGATTTAATTATTAATAAAGCAAAACAAAATGCTAAAATTATTAGGTTTTTTGAACCTATTGATTGTGGTACTAATTTGGAGCATCCTTTTAGTTTTACTTTAAACGATTACAAAAAATATTTTGGTGATTGTGTAAAACTTTATAGTTGTCCAAACAAAGAACACCCTTCCAAGATGTTTCATGGCTCCGATTGCGCTTACGGAGTTTATTATGTCTAAAAAATCAATTGACGATCAAAGATGGAACGAAGCTCAACAGGCCGAGAAGCCACACCATATAGCAGATTCTTTGAGCCATTCATATACACACTATGATAAAATTTATGATATGTATTTTCAATATTTAAATATTGAAAAACAAAATCTTAAACAAAAATCTATTGCTGAAATAGGACCAGCACGAATACCTGGTTTGTTTTTTTGTAAAAATTATTCTAAATCATATGTGATTGAGCCAACTTATTATCCAGAAACAGATGAATATTATCGGGGAAAAAATATTGTTAGAATTTTTGAAAAAGCAGAAAATTGTAAATTTCCACAAACTGATGAAATTTGGCTACTAAATTTATTACAACACGTACAAGACCCAGATAAACTAATAGCACTATGCAAAAAAAATGCAAAGACTATTAAATTTTTTGAACCAATAGATTATCCAATTAGCGTTGAACATCCTTTTACTTTTTCTTTTGAAGATTATGTTGAATATTTTGGAAATAGTGTAAAGAGATATACTCCAGTGCCGGGATTCCATCAAGCAAATTGTGTGTATGGTGTATATGAAAACAATTGGTAAACAAAAAATATTTACTTAAATATGGTTTGGGTGTATAAATGAAAAATTTAAAAAATATTACTTTAGTGTCAATAAATTGTGTTAATCCACGCGAGTCTTATAAAGCATTAAAATATTGTTCGAAGTTTTTTAATTTTTATGACACTATTTTATTTACAGATGATAAAAGTAACTATGAAGGAGTAAATGTAAAAAAAATACCAAAATTAACATGGGAAACATATAACGATTTTGTGTTGCATTTAGATTCTTATATTAAAAGCGAATATGTTTTAATAATTCAAGACGATGGTCACATAGTTAATCCTGATTTGTGGACGGATGAATTTTTAAAATATGATTACATAGGAGCTCCTTGGCCAAGCGAAATTGACTGGATTGAAAAACAACTTCCCACACAACAAGAATACATGAAAAAATATTTTCCAAAAAATAGAGTTGGAAATGGTGGATTTTCTTTACGAAGCAAAAAATTTTTACAATTTTCTAATCAGTATATTTCTTGTGAAGGCGTAGGAGAAGATAGTTTTTTATGCACACGGATCTATGAAGAGGCTATAGAGTATGGAATCAAATTTGCTCCATTTGATTTGGCTGTACATTTTTCATATGAAAATCCTTGTATAGAATTTGGTTTTACTTGGAATTCTAGAATATACTTTGATAAAACAAAGCATTTTGGCTGGCATGGAAAAAACTTCATAAATACACATGAATTACTTTCTTTAAAGGATACATAATATGGTGATTTTGATTACTGGGTGTGCTGGTTTACTTGGTGCCAATTATACTCGCCATTGCCTGAATAATGGACACACTGTAATAGGAATAGATGATTTTTCTGGCGGCTATAAGAGTTTTCTTCCGTCTCATTCATCATTCACCTTTTATGAATTGAATATCCTTGATCAAGATAAATTAACAGACATTTATAAAAAGCATTTACCGGAATGTACATATCATTTTGCAGCTTATGCTGCAGAAGGTTTGTCTCCTTTTATTAGAAATTTTAATTATACCAATAACATCATTTGCTCTGCAAATGTCATTAATTGTTGTGTAAATTTTAATAGTAAATTAATTTTCACTTCTAGTATGGCCGTCTACGGCAAACAACCAGCTCCATTCACTGAAGACTTATTGCCAGTTCCGATAGACCCATACGGAATTGCAAAGTATGCTGTTGAACTTGACATAAAGCAAGCGCATGAACAATTTGGTCTGAGATACAATATTATTAGACCACATAATGTTCTTGGTATGTATCAAAATATTTGGGATAGATATAGAAATGTAATAGGAATATTTATTAGAAAAGCTATAAATGGAATTCCTTTATTGGTATATGGTGATGGAGAACAAACACGCGCATTTTCTGATATAAACTACTATATGGATCCATTTGATTCATTGATGTGCAAAAATGATGGTGAGTTGTTTAATATAGGAGCAGACAAATATTATTCCATTAATGAAGCTGCAGATATAGTTAAACAAGTTGCAAAAAAATATAACTATAATGTCTCCATAAAATATGTGGAACCAAGGCATGAAGTCAAGCATGCCTATTGTGATCATACAAAGGCAAAGCAATATTTAAACTTTGAAGACAAAACAGATTTGCATGATTTGATAGAAAAAATGTTTGGATGGGCAATAAAAGAACCAAACAGAGATCTAAAAATTATGAAATATGAAATAGAAAAAAACATGTATAGTTACTGGAAGTGATAAATAAAATATTGGTTTATTATGCAAATTGAAATTTTTATCCGTCATTGTTTTTATTCCCCAAACTCAGCAATACCTAATCGGCATCGCCCGGATTGGTTTGACAAAGAAAAAATATTTAAAAATTTTAAAAAAGAAGCCAACAAACCAAATTGCAATTATACAATTATATACGACAATCACTTTGGCCCCCGCAATCAAACTTTTCTGAAAGACGAGACAAATGTGGTTGATATAAACTGTGGTACTGAGGCAAGTAGTTTTATTTTTATGTTGAATTATGTTAGAGAAAAGAATTATAATCCAGAAACTATAATATATTTTGTAGAGGACGATTATCTCCATAGACCAGATTGGGATGTAGCAATGCGAGAAGCATTTGGGTTGCCAATTCATTACGTATCTTTATATGACCATTTGGACAAGTATCTATATTATCCTGATTTATTTTCTAAAATTTATTGTACTTCCAGATGTCATTGGAGAACAGTACCATCTACATGCAATACATATGCGGTTAAATTCAAACAATTGATGGAAGATTATCATACAAACGAAGTGTATAGTGTATATTCTAATAATGGTGTTTCACGTGATCATGAAAAATTTGTAGACTTAGGACGACAAGGAAAAGTATTGGTAACTCCGATGCCTGGTTATGCGACTCACTGCGATCACTTACAATCGCCCACGCTTGACTGGAAACAGTACATATGAAAGATTGTGTTGTTTATTTGGCAGGCAATAGCGAAGATAATATCAAAGATTTTTATAAAAGTTTATCGTTGTTGTACGAAAATTATCTTAAAACATTTCAATGTGATGTTGTTGTATTTCACGAAAAAGAATTTATTTCAAAGTTACCCGATTTAATAAAGACGTTTTCAAATATCTCATTTAAATTCTTTGAAATACAATTTAACACTCCAAAGTATCCACCAAATATAATGGAAAATATTCCTGAATATTTTCCGCACCCGACTCATGGCAGCGGACCCATTGCATGGGGGCATCCCGGGTTTAGTCTAGGATATAGACATATGTGCAATTTTTTTAGTGGAGAGCTATATCAGCAAGTTGGATTGAATGACTACGATTATTATATGAGGCTAGACACCGACTCTTATATTTTAAAAAAAGTTACATATAATGTTTTTGATATGATGCGTCATCATGATGCCATATATGGTTTTATAGGAGCCGCAGTGCAAATTGACAATTCAAAAGTTGTTGAAGGTCTGTGGGAATATTGTAAAAAATTTTCAGATTTAAGTGAGCATGTAAAAGATAAATTAAAAATTTTAAACATACCTTCTGGAAAAATGTATTACAATAATTTTGAAATAGGAAAAATATCTTGGTTTAAAGGATCTTCTTATAGAGCTTTTTACGAGTATATAAAAGAGTCAGGAGGAATTTATACTAAAAGATGGGGCGATGCTCCTATTAGATATTTGGGCATTAATTTATTATTGGATGATTGTAAATTAATAGATATAAATAATATCGCATACCAACATGGAGCCATTTATAATTTATGAATAATTTTTGTTTACTTATGTATTGCAATGAAAAATATAAATTATTTCAAGAAAAAACTTCAAGATCATTAATAGAGAGTGGTATTATAAATAAAAGTTTTATTAAAGATGAAAATGATTTAAAACAAACAATTTTCTACGAAGAACATAAAAAAATATTATCTGTTCCAAGAGGAGCAGGATATTGCTTGTGGAAACCATATTATATTTTGGAAACCTTATTATTATTACAAGATAATGAAATATTATTTTATTTGGATAGTGGGGACTGTATAATAAACATTTTAGAATTTAAAGAAAAAATTGATAAATTAATTTTTGACAAAGACTATTTGTTTTTTGATGGAGGATTTTTACAAAAAGAATATACTAGATATGATTGTTTTTATATGATGAATTGTTTAAATTCAAATTACACAGATAGAATTCAGTTAGAAGCTGGTGTTTTATTTTTAAAAAATACACCATTTATTAAAAATTTTGTAAAAGAATGGTTGTATTATTGTTCCAATTATCAAATAATAAGTGATGAACAAAATATATACGGAAACAATTTTCCAGAATTTAAAGATCATAGACATGATCAGAGTATTCTGACTAATCTTGTAGAAAAATATAAATTATCTAGTATTCCAATGGAAAATTCTGTTAGACAAGACAATATAAAATGTAATTATTATAAGTAAAAAAGGAAAATTTATGAAAACAGCGTTAGTTTTAGGAGCAGGCGGATTTATTGGTGGGCATCTTGTAACTCGCTTGAAAAATAGAGGATATTGGGTTCGCGGCGTAGACATTAAAGAACACGAATATAAAAAATCAGAGGCAGACGAATTTTTATTATTGGATTTGCGAGACTCTATTAATGTTGAAGCAGCACTAAAATTGAATAATGAAACTTTTGATGAAATATATCAACTAGCAGCCGATATGGGTGGCGCCGGTTATATTTTTACAGGTGAACATGATGCAGACGTTATGCACAATTCAGCTATTATTAATTTAAATGTTGCTAACAGTGCAGTACAATACAAAAAAATGCCAAAGATTTTTTATTCTTCATCGGCATGCATGTATCCTGAATATAATCAATTAGATCCCAATAACCCAAAGTGTAGTGAAGAATCGGCTTATCCGGCTGCACCTGACAGCGAATATGGATGGGAAAAGCTGTTCAGTGAACGTGTGTATTTGGCGTATAATAGAAATTATAAGTTACCCGTTCGCATTGGTCGTTTTCACAATATTTTTGGTCCTTATGGATCTTGGAATAACGGAAAAGAAAAAGCCCCGGCAGCAGTTTGTCGAAAAGTTGCGTCAGCAGAAGAAGGTGGATCGATTGAAATTTGGGGAGACGGAAAACAAACAAGATCATTTTTATATATTGATGAGTGTTTAGACACTATTGAAAAGTTTATGAAATCAGACTTTTTGGGACCAATGAACATTGGCTCTGAAGAAATGGTTTCAATCAATGAACTTGCAAACCGAGTGATGTCAATTGCAAATAAAAATGTTACAATTCAAAATAAACCCGGACCAGAGGGAGTTCGCGGAAGAAATTCTGATAATACTCTAATGCGAGAAAAATTAAATTGGGCTCCAAGCGCTCCGTTGAATGAAGGGTTAAAAAAGACCTATGAGTGGATCAATAGTATGGTAAATCCATCTACTTGATTTTTATATCAACTTATGGTATAATCATCACATGGCAAAGTCAAAACCGAAGAAACCCAAGAAGAAAAAAGACAAGGATGGCGATTATGTAGATAACGCCCGTCTGTACCAAGAATTAGTAGACGCGGGAAAAAAGAAGCCTAAGTTACCCGATTACATAGGCGATGCGATTTTAAAGATAGCCAGTAGATTATCTTACCGTCCCAACTTTGCCAATTACAGCTACCGCGAGGAGATGGTCTCCGACGCGGTTTTAAATTGCATTACGTATATCGATAACTTTGATCCGGACGTTTCAAAGTCTCCGTTCGGATATCTTACTCAGATTTGCTGGTTCTCTTTTGTAAGAATCATAAACAAGGAAAAGAAGGAAAAGTACGTACAGTACAAGCTTGCAGAAAGCAAGAACGATCCTGAATTCCACAAATGGTTCAACGAAAAGTTTTCCGGAGTAGAGAACGGCTTCAAGGATGCTTTTGGAATCGGTGAAGCCGAGGTAGAAAAGATGGACAAGCAACTTGCTGGCAAGAGAAAAGGCCGCAAGAAAAAGACACCAGATGGAGGTTCCTTGAATGTGTAAGGCAGTCATTCTGAATGACACTCATTTCGGATTCAAGGGAGACTCGACAACGGTAAACGAATATTTCATCAGGTTCTTTGAGAACCAGCTTTTTCCTTATATCGAGGAAAATAAAATACAATATGTGTTTCATTTGGGTGATTTGTTCGACCGTAGAAAATACATCAACTTCAGAACGCTCAATCAAGTAAGAGAGCGGGTTCTGGATGTGTTTGAAAAATTGGGGACAGAGAATCACATCATCTGCGGAAACCATGATACTTTTTTTCGCAATAACAACTCACTGAATTCTCTTACCGAACTTCTTTCCAAATACAAGAACTGGAAAGTCTATTCGGAACCTACTCTGGTAAACTTCGGTCCAGAGGACAAGTATTGCGCCGCATTGTTGCCTTGGATCAACCCAGAGAATGAACAAAAGTCCGCTGAGTTCATCAAAGATGTTCCTTGCTCGATTTTGATGGGACATCTTGAGCTTGCTGGTTTCCAGAGCATTCGTGGGGTGTTTATAGATGCTGGATATGACCCGAGCCACTTTGCCAAGTTTGAATATGTATTGACCGGGCATTATCACGTATCCTCCCGTAGAGACAATATTTACTATCTGGGAACCCAATATCAAATGTCTTTTTCCGACGTTTGGGAGAAGAAGGGATTCCATGTATTTGATTTTGAAACAAGAGAACTTCAGTTTATCGAGAATCCGGAGAAGATATTCTTCACTATAGATTATAATGAAGACGAAAAGATAAATTTAAACTTTGAAACATATAAAAATTCGTTCGTCAAGATATTCGTGAAGAAAAGAACGAAGAACAATTTGTTTGAAAAGTTCATCGATAAATTCTATGAGGTCGGGGTTGCGGAGCTTGCAATCGCGGAAGAAACTCAACAGGAAAAGACAGAACTGGACATAGATATAGAAAAAGATACTCTGCAGCTTCTGTATGAGGAAGTCAATCTTATTGAAGAAAAGGTTGACAAAAATATGTTGCATGATATAATTACTACGACTTATCAAACTGCCTTGGCAGGGGATATAGATGATTGAGTTCAAAAAAGTAAGATTTAAAAATTTTGGTTCTTTCGGCAACAACTTCAGCGAAATAGATCTAGATACCAAGAAGCTCTCTTTGGTAACGGGGATAAACGGCCACGGAAAGTCATTTGCTTTTCTTGATTCCTTGTGCTTTGGTCTTTTCGGGAAGCCTTTCAGGCCAATCAATATTCCTCAGTTGACCAATGCAGTGAATGGCAAGAACTGCTTGGTAGAGATTGAATTCAACAAAGGAAAGACCCAATACCTTGTTCGTAGGGGATTGAGTCCTAAATTATTTGAAATATTCAAGAATGGCGAAATGATTGACCAGAACGCCAAGTCCAAAGACTACCAAGAAATGCTTGAGCAAACAATCTTGGGATTCAGCTATGCCGCTTTCAAGCAAGTGGTCATCTTGGGCAAGAGCTCTTTCATTCCATTCATGCAGTTGACTCCGGCAGAGCGAAGAAAGATCATCGAAGGGCTTTTGGACCTCGACATCATTGCCGCAATGGGAACGGTCGTGAAGTGCAAGCTCTCCGAACTGAAGAGCGAGATACAGACTACCAACGGAATGCTCACCATTGCGAAGGAAAAGCTTAAGTCCCAGCAAGAAATATTAAGGCAAGTTCAGCAAAATCACGAAGAGTTGGTCGAAAAGAACAAAGCAAAGATAGTAGATCTGGAATCCAAGAAGACAGAGGTTGATGCCAAGAATTCCTCTCTTTTAGATGATATCAAGAAGATAAAGGAAACGATCAACGAAAAGGAAAAAGAAATTCAAAAATTGAATTCATTGAAGATTCTTGAGACAAAGATGAAAACTCAATATGAATCTTTGATGGAAGAAATTGCAAACACAGAAGGCAAATCATCGTGTTCCTGCTGTGGCCAAGAACTCAGTGAAAAGGCAAAGTGCAATATTTTGAATGATAAGTATGTAAAGCGTGATGAATTTGAGACGGCGTTGAAAGAAATTTCTCTTAAGCTTGAAGCTTTATCTGGAATGGAGGAAAAAAGAGAAGAACTAAATTCAACGTTGAAAAGATGGAACATTGATCAAAGTGTATTTTCAAAAGAAAAACAAATTCTTCAGAACAGAATTGATGAGATGAATGAAGAAATTGAAGATCTTGAGAAAAAACATCTAGACAACAACAAAATTTATGATAAAATTAACGAAACGAAAAAAGAAATACTTGAAAAATCTGAAACATACGAAAAGGCAGTCAAGGAGCAGATACATTATGATGTTGTGTATGATATGCTGCGCGATAGCGGCCTGAAGAGCAAGATAATCAAGCATTACGTTCCTATAATTAACAATTACGTGAACAAGTATCTTGAAAGACTCAATCTTTATGTCGATTTCAACCTTAACGAGGAATTTAAGGAAACCATCAAATCCAGATATAGAGATGAATTCTCTTATTCTTCTTTCTCTGAAGGAGAGAAGCAGAGAATCGATTTAGCCATTCTGTTGACTTGGAGAGAAATTGCCAAGATGAAGAATAGTCTAAATTGCAATCTTTTGATATTCGATGAAATTTTAGATTCATCTTTGGATGGACAAGGAACCGAGACTTTCTTGAAAATACTCTCAAAGATGAAAAACAAATGCTCAGTATTCATTATTTCACACAAAAGCGATCAGTTAATAGATAAGTTTGACCAAGGAATCCAAGTAGAAAAGAAAAACAACTTTTCAAAGATTAAAATTGTATAAGCCATGAATGAAGAAAATTTTCAAAAGTTTACTAACCGCTCAAAGAAGAACAAGTTCAAGAATGAAAATGGACGCAAGCGAAACAAGCGCGAACGTCGTAATGACAGGTATCGAGGAAAACAGATCATAGAAGGCTTGATTTCTGATGGCGATTCAGTGTATAATAGGAACAATGATGACAAAAACTAAAATCAAACTGTCGCGCAACACTCTTTCGGTTTTCAAGAACTTTGCTTCGATCAATTCTAATTTGTTGATCAAGCCCGGAAACATGATCAAGACAATTGCTCCGAGTCAATGTCTCTTGGCAGAAGCCAAGGTAGAGGAGGATTTTCCCGTGGAGGTGGCCATCTGGGATCTTGGTCAGTTCCTCGGAGTGGTAAGTCTTTTCGATGAGCCTGAGTTTGAGTTCAATGATTCGTATGTTTCGATTCAATCGAACAACTCCTCTGTGAAGTACTTCTACGCATCGGCATCTTTGCTCACTGTTCCGAAGAAGAATCTGTCGGTCCCTAAGTTCACCCAAGAGTTTGAATTGACCCACAGTACTTTCTCCGAGCTCACCAAGGCAGCATCGGTTCTTCAGGTTTCGGACGTTGAGATCAAGGGAGAGAATGGAGTCATTTCCATGACAGTCTCCAAGAAGAATGATCCAAGTTCAAACTCTTACTCAGTTGAAGTGGGAGAGTGCAACGATGACTTCTCTTATGGTCTTGACATGGGGAACCTAAAGCTTCTTCACGGAGACTATACGGTGTCTTTGTCCGACAGCATCGTTAGCAAGTTTTCTCACTCAAGCATTGGCCTGAACTACTACATCGCAGTAGAAAAGAACTGAGGAATAAATGATCTCAACAGAGATTACCGACTTGATTTGGGTCGAGAAGTACAGACCCAAGTCCATTTCCGATTGCATTCTTACCAAGGAATTGCAGGGCATTTTTTCCGGCATTGCCAAGAGCGGAAAGATGATCAATCTAATGCTTTCCGGCAAACCCGGAACGGGAAAGACCACGATTGCAAGAGCTCTTTGCCAAGACTTGGGGCTGGATCACATTGTCATCAACTGCTCCGAACAGAATGGCATTGATACTCTTCGGACCACAATCAGGTCTTTCGCTTCGACCAAATCTTTGCATGGAGGCAAGAAGGTAATCATTCTAGACGAGTTTGATTACGCAAATCCCCAGTCCATGCAGCCTGCGCTCAGAGGGGCAATTGAGGAGTTTGCTCCCAATTGTAACTTTGTTCTGACTTGCAACTACAAGAGCAGAATTATCGATCCTCTGCACAGCAGATGCACGGTTATTGACTTCAATTTTCCTCCCGAGGAGCGTTCCGATATTGCCAAGAAGATGATGGCAAGATGCGAAACTATTCTCAAGCAGGAAAAAATTCAGTACCAGACTGAAGTAATTGCCAACTTGATTGTCAAGTACTTCCCCGACTTTCGCAGGGTCATAAATGAGTTGCAGAAGTACTCGGCTGCAGGAAAGATTGATATCGGAATTCTGGCCAACAAGCAGGATGAAAATGTCAAGGAATTGGTAGAACACATGCGGAAGAAGGACTTTGCCTCATGCCGCAAGTGGATAGCTACAAGCCCCGAGACTGGGTCTCCAGACTTCTTTAGAAAGCTCTACGATGCCTTATACCAAGCTCTAAAGAAGCCATCGGTCCCGGGCATGGTTCTAATCGTTGCTGAGTACCAGTACAAGGCTGCTTTTGTGGCAGACCAAGAAATCAACAACATGGCAATGGTTTGCCAATTGATGATGGATTGTGAGTTCGAATAATGCAATTAAAAGATTTTTTAAACACAATAAACAATTCCAAGGAAAATGTCATTGATTCCGATCAAAAGGTGGAAAAATTGTATCCGCCTTTTGTCGTAAATAGGTGCTTTTCTTACTTTCCTGACACAATTTTTATCGTTAATCAGATCAATTGCCTTGGGAATGCAGACAAAAAACTGCAGTATGACTATCTTCTTTACTCTATCCGACCTAGGAAAAGGTTTGCCCCTTGGCAGAAAAAGATAGACGACCAAGATGTAGATCTCGTAAAGCAGGCTTATGGCGTTTCCGAGAAGAAAGCCTTGGAAATGATGGATCTTTTGGACTCGGAAAAACTTGAAAAAATACGGAATTCTCAATTTACTGGTGGACATAAATAATAGTGTTCGCCAGGAGTTGAAATGTCACATTCAAATGAAGATTTATTCAAAGGCGTGGGAGTTCCCATTCGCCTCACCAAAAAAGAGAATTATCTGGTAATAAAGGAAACTCTGGAAAGAATCGGAGTTAGCCCCAAAAACAAGAAGGTTCTATATCAATCTTGCCATATACTGCACAAGAATGATCATTACATAATTGCGCACTTCAAGGAGCTTTTTAAACTCGACAATCTTAAGTCAGATGTGTCAGAAGAAGATTTGCTCAGAAGAAATGCAATTGTAAATTTGCTTCAGGACTGGGATTTGATTGAAGTTCTGAGTCCGGAAAAGATCAAAAACAAGATGCCGATAAATGGCATTAAAATTTTAAGATACGAAGAAAGAGATGACTGGGACCTGATCCCAAAATTTAATACAGGAACATTGAGAAAATTCTTCTCGGAGTGAATAATGAACAATATTACTTTATGCATGATCGTAAAAAATGAATCGCACATCATTAAGGATTGCATTCAGTCCGTATCGAAATACATTGATAATTATGTAATTTGCGATACGGGATCTACCGACAACACAAAGCAAATTATCAAGGAATATTTTGATTCTGTCAATATTCCCGGAGAGATCCACGACCACGAATGGGAAAACTTCGGGGCGAATAGAACAAAGGCCCTTGACATGTGCAGAGGCAAGAGCAAGTGGATCATCATGATCGATGCCGACGATTACATCGAAGGCGACATGCCAACTGATTTCAACGATGAAATCGACGGATACACAGTAAATATTCGTAGAGGAAATTTTGAATGGAAGAGAGCACAGATCTTCAATCTTGCTCGCAAAAATTGGCACTATGTAGAGCCTATTCACGAATATCCATTCTGCGAGCAGCCAATGAATGTCCAACACTTGCAAGGGAATTACGCCTTCCAAGTCAGAACTGCTGGATATAGAACGATTTCATGTGCTACGCAGCAAGAGAAGTATTGGAAAGACTATGAGTTGCTCAAAAAGGCAATGGAAACAGATCCTACTTCACAGAGAAAGCAATTCTATTTGGCACAATCGGCGTTCGATTCTCACAGATGGGACATTGCGGAACAGGAATACCAAAAGAGAGTTGAAATGGGAGGCTGGAATGAAGAAATGTTCTTCGCGCAACTTCGCGTTGGAATCTGCAGAGAAATGCAGCAAAAGCCAGTCGAACAGATCGCAGACGCATTCCTCAAGTCATGGGAAATGCGGCCTATCAGGGCGGAGCCTCTTTATCATCTTTCTTGCATTTATAGAAAGTATGGCCGTCCTGCTGCAGCATTTATAGTAGCCTTCCAAGCTTTGTCTCTTCCAAAGCCAGAGGGAGACATTCTATTCGTTGACAACGACCCGTATAAATGGGGCATCTTGGATGAGATCGTCTCCACTGCACATGCAGTAGGAAAGTTTCATCTGGGGTTACAAGCAGCCGATAGATTATTGAATGAAAATTTGCTACCACCCGAGCAGATTGAAAGAGTCCAGAAGAATAGACAATCTTATTACAATAAGGTAATGGAAATTCAAATGGCTATGGCGGAGCAAAACAAAAAACAAGCAGAAGCACAAGCAAAGCTCCACATTCCCCCTGTTCCAGCAACCACATTGAATGTTCCATCGGTCATTCCTAACGTTTTTGCCCCAAAAGCAGTATACGGGCAAGAATCGAGATCTCCGGTAGCAGTTCAAACCAAAAAATTAAGCAAAAAGAAGAGAAGAAAATAACATCATCTAGTATGGGCTAAATATTATACTTGCAAGTTTAGCCATATGCCAGATAATTCCAGCTCACTTAAACTTATAAAATCACATCCCGATCTTTTATTGGGGTGTGATTATTTTATAGTTGAGTCGGCAAAAAATCCAAAAATTATAAAAATTGGATCTGGCATCAGTCAACTTTTCATCAAGAATAGTGATGGAGAAGAATATTTACTTCAAGGCAATTTTTCAAAAATTGCAGAAATGTTCTCCATCAATGATTTGTACAATCATGCCAAAGGAAAAATTTACAAGATAAAAGAGCCGTTTGGCAATTTATTTCAAAATGCCTTGATCAAAGAAGTTGCTCCTACTACTTTTTCAGAACAATATGAAGTAGGAAGAGGAGTAAGCGAACACTATTTTGTACAAAAATCTGATAACAAAGTAATAAAATTTTATGGAAATTCGAACCAAATTAAAAATTTGTTCGAAGAGGTTATTCCTTTTGTCGATCCAGCAAAAGAACCTCAAAAATTGCAAATTGTAGAAAAAGTAATAGTAAAAGAATCTACTCCTATTATAGGACCGCTTGGCCCACAAGGAGAAAAAGGAGAAAAAGGAGATGAAGGACCACAAGGTATTCAAGGACCTAAAGGAGATCCCGGTGAAGTTGGTCCGATGGGCCCTAGCGGTGATAAAGGAGATATTG